TAAAAAATATAAATATTATATATAAATATATATGTGTGCTTTGTCACAAATGACGTCCCATTTTCAATCATTCATAGCTTCACTTCTTATTGCTTCATAAAGACCAAAGTAGTCAACCTTCCTTGGTTGAAGAGACAGCAAAGACTGGAAAGTAATTGTTTTCTGATTCGGGACCTTCTGGTCTAATATCTTTGTTGCAATCACGTAAAAATCCCATAATGATAAATCAAGTATGTTCTGTTCTCGGCTCATGGCAGTCCAGACACAGAACACGTACACGTCTGAGTGCCGGCAGTATTGAGAATCGGCTGAGTAGTTTCCAGAAGCGTCCAGCGATTTTGCTGGGGCTATACGGAAAGAGATTCTTGCCGGATGTTCGCTCTCCCAGGCTTGTATGTATGCGGAAGATTTAACTTCTACACGTATGCCGTCCGGACTGAGCAAATCGTATGCATCCATAGATACCCGAAAATTTGTTCGGGGGGGGGTAATACCGGATTGATTATTCATTGCCTCCAGGACTATAAACTCTGCAAAAGCTCCACGGTTCACGTTCCGGATTAAGTCAGAGTAAGCCCATGACCAGAAATCCAGGACAGAGCTGCCGAGCTCCTTATCTTTAAAAGTCAGTTGTTCGCTGCCATCGTACATAAGACCACCTCACACGTTTTTCTTAAGCATAGCAAAGTGAGTAACGAAAAACAATTACAAATTGTAAAAATAATGCTTGACTGCTCTGCGCTCATGAGTGCTACGATTACGCCACGAAAACAAAAACAACATTCCAAAAGGAGATAGAGATCATGAAAAATACAATGGATAGCAAGGATTTAAATACAGTAGAATTTCTGGATGGGATTCTTTCCAGAAAGAATTTCAAAAGTGCAGAAGAAAGAAAAGCAGCCATTGAAACATGGCTTACGGATGTTCTTCAAAACGAATTCTTCACAGTTGGTCAGAAAATTAAAGCGATGGAATATGCTGAGATGTTAAAGGAAAGAGCAAACAAATAGAAGGAGATGTGAAAGATGATTAAGAGATCAAGAGCCAACAGAACAGAGAAAACTACATACCGTAACAATCGGAATGAGCACAAATTCATAGACGTTGTTCACCATGGAGACGGTCATTACTACATGATCCAGTACATAAAGCATGAGCTTCCGGAAAGAACAGTTGTCAATTATATGGGGACCAGATGTGGACATAAACAGAAGTTCCGGATCGGGAAAGCAACGCTTATGGGAATCCTGGAAGATTACACGAAAGTTGAGGAGGTATAGAGATGAATATTCATAAGAGCATCATGGAGCTGAGCAGCAAAGCAAAGATGCAACAGACAGTAGCATCAGCTCTGAAGATTCTGGACGAGTATGAGTTCCAGAGTGTAAACATCACAGAAGCGATTGAACTTCTGAAGAAGGAAGCGGAGAAACTTGACGGTGAGATTGAAGACCTCATGGATATTGCGGCTGGTGGAAAATTAGATTTAGAGAAAGCGTTCGAGGAGGAATAGAGATGGCAAGATACAGAGAGTTCAGAAAAATTTATAGCGACATGGTAAGAAGCATGTGCATCAGAGAAAGCTATTATACCAGAGGAGACGTGGATGCGTACACACATCTGCTGGTTGACCTTTGCGACTTTGAGAAAGAAGTCACGATGGATGACCTGGAAGAGATCACGGAAGATATCCTGGAGCACTCAGATGTCAATAGCTTTTGCGGACTGTATGGCTGCTCAGAAAAGGAGTTGTTCCAGAGTACATTGTGGAAGCTGATTAACGAATGCTGCAAGACGTTCGTGGAAAGAATTTGATGGAGGTGAAAGCGGTGGAAAGACCAGAGATGTTGTATACGATCACAGTCGGACAGACCAGGCAGAAATACAGGGACAACATAAAAGCCCTGGACAACATTCTTTCGTTGACTATGTGCGGAAGCCTGGAAGAGATCAAAGAAATTGCCGGAGAGTGGGTTATCAACCGGGTTATGGCAGAAATGATCACCCAGCAGGAGTACATCCGTGAGCGAGAGAAAGCTAACTGGGGATGGGATAGAGGCTTTGTGGATTTTAGCAAGCAAGGGAGCTGTATATTAAACTGTAACAATAATGCTTGACTGCCTTAGAGCCAGCCTGTTACGATAACGATGCGATAAATCATTACCACTGATTTATCGGAATCTACGGAAGGAGGATATCACAGTGGGGAAGAAGAAGCATCCGGAAACGGACAAAGAAAAAGAGCTGCTAGAAAAACGTTTGCTTAAAATGCAAATCGCCGCCACCATCACTGAAATTATTGTTGGAGCAATAACTGGTATATCAGCATTGGTAACGGCAATCGTTCATTGGTTCAAGTAGACTACATTTAGTAGCCGCTCAAAGGCTTGGGAATTGTGGCTCCCTTGCCCTTTGAGTTTAGCATAAAGGAGGTTAGAAGTAAATGAAAAAATCTGAAATGAGAAATGAGATCCAGAAGACGAAAGCGAACACATTGCAGAAAGTTGGAAGATGGGCGTTGCTGCTTATGATGGTTGAGATTATTGCCTGGAATGTGAAGGGAATGAATCCATTCATCCTGGTGGCGATTCTGGCAACGTGTTTAGTAGAAGTGGCGGTCTGCATGATTACGCTGAAAGAGCTTGGGAAGCAGAATAGAGAAAGAAAGTAGAAAAAAGATTGCAGTCACTGAGGTGGCTGTAATTTTATGCCCGAAAACCGGGAGGAAGGAGAAAAAGATGGGAAGATTGAAACATTATCAGCATTGCGAAGTAATCATAGCTCCGGAGGGTGACGAAGCGGCATGCACGGTTGGTGGCTGTGAGGATGAAATGGTGCACCAGGAGTTGAAGAAATGCAATTCCAGAAATGAGCTTGGAAAACAGAACAATGGCAAGCGGTTTCTGACCGATAAAGAGATCAAAGCCTTGGTAGAACAGTTTGTGAAGGATGATGATATAATCGCACAGACCTATGAGGAGATTGCAAAGAGAAGAAAGGATAAGAATTTCCAGTACAGCCTCGTGAAGCAGGGAGTGTCAATGACAATCGTTTCCAGATTCTGCGACATGGGAATTGCCAGACCGAGCGCAATGAAGCTGGCAATGGGAGTAGTGAATATCCTGTATGATCTGTATGTGGCAGAGTGCCAGGTAAAAACTGAGATAGAGCAGAAAGAAGAAAAGATTGTTGATGCAATCGAGAAGCCAATCCCGGATACAGCGGATAGCGAAGAAACGGAAGAGCCGAAAGAGAATGTTCCTGGGATTCCGGAAAAGCTCCAGGAAGACGTGAAGAAGATTGTGGTATCTCCGAAAAGTATCACCCTGGAAGATGCCGTAATAGAGGCAGGGAAGATTAAGAGCCTTATGGAAATGATGGATAGCTATTATTACGATTACCTGTCACCAGATGCCAGCGAGAAGATGCAGTCGTTCTACTGTGTGTTTGATATTCTGAAGAAGAGATATGAAGAGTTTGAAGATGGTTTGCAGCACATTATCTACGGATAAAGCGTGGCTGTAATTTTTTTGCCCGAAATTGTAAAAACATTGCTTGACAAAGTAAGCAAATGTAGACTACGATAACGTCACGATAAACAATTACAAAACAAAGGAGGGCACGAAAGTGACAGTTAATGGTAGAAGAAGATTTGTGAGCAATACAGGAAAGCGATATTACGTGATCGACATGTGCAAGCAGGATATCCGGGGAGAAGAAAAATACAACCTGGAAGTTGAGAAAGACGGCAGATCGAGATTGTGTTATGGACCATTCCTGGAGCTTCTGAAATTCAAGACCATTAAAGAGGCACAGAGATACGTTCTCTACAATGAAATTGCAATCGAGACAATGTGATAGGAAGGAGAAAAGCTATGTATGTAAGAAAGACAGTAGATACTTGGGTGCTGGAAGGAAATTATGGATACGGTTGGGAGTATATCTTGACAGAGTATACCAGAAAAGAAGGGCGGGAAAGACTTAGAGAGTACAGGGAGAATGAGCCGCAATATCCGGTAAGACTTATCAAGAAGAGAGAAAGAAAGGAGAATGTAGTATGAGTAACATTTCAAGATTAACACCGGAGCAGATTGAAGCTCTGGCAAAAGAGATCAGAGAGTACCTCCTGGACAATGGGATGTGGCAGGATGTAAATATCTATTTCAACGGCAAGAGATTCACGACACTTGACCCGAAGACAGGAAAGTACCATTACAACGAAAGAGAGCATCTGATTGAGGAAGAAGACCAGGATCCGAGAAATTACTTTGAGTATGTGAATCCAAATCATATCCTCAGTATGAGCTTTGAAGGACCGGTATGCGAGATGCTTTACTACGATGAATACCCGGAGATCAGAAAAGGCTTTGACAAGATTTTTGAAAAGTATGGATTGTATTATGAGTTCGGGCATCACTGGAACTTCAGTTGCTATTACATTTGAGAAAGGAGCAGGGAGATGGAAGAAACAAGATATGCAGATACGTTCATTTATGTGCCATCGGTAAGAGAGATTGTTATGATTGCTGAAGGGAATAGAACAAATCTGTTGGATGAAGACGAAGCTGAAGGTTATGTGGATTATATCTATTACGATCAGCATGAGCTGAGTTATGGTATGCCGGAATGTGATGGAGGGCAAGTAATGCTGACAGAGCTGTTCAGGGATAAGTTCAGCAGCACAGAAGATGCGATACCGGCAGTGCTGGATATGGCATATGGAAATAAGAATCTGAAGTATGTGATTTTAGGAGATGGAGGTATTACATGCAAGGTGTGAGAAACAGCAGACTGGATGAAGCGATTGAACGCATGATCCGGATATGGGACGGAACGATTCACGGCCAGACGATTAAGAATATGTATGAGAATGGCACGGACTACGAAAGCATCTGTGATGTAGCTGGAATTGATTATGAAGATTACCTGGAGGATTAAGAATGGGAGTAATTGAGTATGAACTGCTGCTTGATGAAGAAAGAAAGCCAGTCTTGGCAAAGAAAAATAGTGGATTCAGTTATGCAGACGAGGTTTTGAATACTCCAGGCAAAATAGCACAAATGTTTATGTCTGGATGCAATGCGGAAGATTTGCCAGAAGAACATATATGGATGCTAGCATTGAACGTAAAATGTAAAGCGATAGGGATGTTCGAGGTAGCACATGGATCAAATCGTAACTGTATGACATCTCCAAGAGAATTATTTGTCAGAGCATGTGTGAGTGGGTGTGACTGTATTGCGGTTGTACATAATCATCCAAGCGGAATTTGCACGCCATCATCAGAAGACGATTCGCTGACGAAAAGGCTGGTAGAAGCAGGAGGACTGCTCGGAATACCGGTTGTAGACCATGTGATAATTGGAAAAGATAGCTACTATTCGTATGCAGAACAGAATGAGGAATTGTTAAAAACAAAGCAGGTCAGAGAAGGGCAGGAGGAATAAATGTGGAAGCAGAGAAGAGAACGCTTACGTTCGGGATAACTGGAGAGTTCATTACTCAGATTGCAAGAGAGTGGTTTTACTCTGGCGAAAAGAGCATTGAGAAAGTCATGGAGATTCTGAAAGACTGCATGACAGGAACGGATGCGTCAGAAGCCAAGATCCGGAGATACGCAGAAGATATTCTGCTTGGACGAGCCGCACTGAAAGGCAGTACAGCAGATGGCACGTATCACCTGGAAAGATATGAGCCAGGGGAAGAAAAGTCGTTACCACGAAGTATGAATATCTGGAAGATTCCACGATTGAGAAGGGAAGCGGAGGAAAAACTGAAGGAAATGAATGAACAATTTTGTGTTGCGATGGAGCATCTTCCGGAAAGTGAACAGCGAGCAGTGCGGAGAGAACTTGGGATGGAAACACAGGAAGAGCGGGCGCAACATCAGATTGATAATTTCATAAAACGGATGATGGATGTTAAAGAGCATACTACCACAGATTATGGATGGCTGGAACCGGACGGCACTTTTCATGGAGTCGAGTGGGGAGAACACCAGCACTGGGCAGACAGATATGTGGAAGAAAATTTCCCGGAGCAGTATGAAGAAATACTCGAAGCCGGGGATTGGCTTGTTGATAGAGGTTGGGTGCTACTTCATAACCCATCACAGGGAGTTGCATTTGCAACAGGAAACTTGGTAAGAGATATGACGAAAGCACAGAAAGAGTTTCTGTATGATTATTACACAGAGCGAGACTGTAAGAGAGAAGCGAATGAAATATGGGAGGAGTAAGTCATGGAGAAAATGAAGGTTGTAGGAGAGATTAAGCATGAGAAGTCTGGGAAGAGAGTCATTGTTACAGAGGAAGACGTGGACGATATCATGTGTTCGGCACTTGAAGGAGGCATTGTTTACTGGTGCAATGCAGCTAAGGTCCCGGCAGATAAGATGGTAGCATCCTGGGGGCATGAGCAGATTGCCAGAGGAGGAGAGCTGAAAATCCATGTTTGCGAACCGTTTGACGATGAAGACACAGAATGGTATACGCTGAACAAAGAAAAGTTCATAAAGGGGCTTGAAATGTATTTGCATGATCCTAGATACGAATGCCTTGAGAAAGACGTAAGCAACAGATACTATACGATAGATACGACATGTATTGATGCTGGATGCGCAGATACGATCATCCAGTATGCATTGTTCGGAGAGGAAGTCTTCGGATAATTTTTTTGCCAGATGGTAAGCAAATGCGTACCGTGAGTTAAGAAGCCTATCTTGAGGAATAACCGGTTCTAAAAGAATGAGCAGCATACATTTCTTCAGAACCGGTTGCCTAGCGGCTAAAAAAGAAAATAAAGGTGGAAGGGGATAATATATGACATTAAATGAACAGTTGAAAAAGTTGATTGAAGAGAATACCACGCAAGCAGAGGTAGCAAAGAAGATGGGAATCCATCGTCAGACGCTGAATGATTCACTTAGAAGAGACATGAGACTCACGAAGTTTGAGAAGATTGTTGACGCCCTGGGATACAAGGTCGTGTTCGTAAAGAAGTAGTATTGCGAGAGTGCTCAAAAAAATCGAAAAACTTGTAAAAACATTGCTTGACAAAGTAAGCAGATGCAGATTACGATGATGTCACGATAAACAATTACAAATCGCAAGGAGGAAAAGATATGAAATTTACAAAGAAAATGGTTGAGGTTATTGAAAGACAGATCGGCAGAAAGCTTACAGCAGATGAAATCGAAAGAGGAGCAGTTAAAGAGACAGTCAAGACTTGGAGCTCTTCAAAAGTCGTATCAATCAGAAGAGGGATGGACAAGAAATTACATATCGAAGGACAGTTCGTTGGCGATTCATATGTATATCAGAGAGCAACATTCAATGCACCGGATAAGAAATTCGAGCAGGCAGTTAGAGCATAAGGGGTAAGTGAGGAGGAACAGACCAGATGATGTATTCAGAATTTTTGAAAGGAACCGGAGCACCGGAAAATTCAAAGACATATGAGCAGTTCTTGAAGATTGAGCAGATTTACATGGATTGCGATCACATGTCAAAAGAAAAAGCATATCGCCTGTGGAAAAGCACATACGGCAAGGAAGCTAAGCTGGCAAGAAAGAAAAGGGAAGAGAGAATCAACCGACTCGCAATGCCAGAAGAACAGTATCAACAGCTTCCGAAGCCAGACCAGATCAGAATTGGGAATGAGTTGCATGAACTGTTTTGGAATGCTTATTACAACCGGGACAATTCCACTTGCCAGGTGAGCAAAGACAATATGTGCTTCATTGACCGGTTCGGAATCGTCTGGTTTGTAAAGAGAAGAGATGTTAGATGGTTCTGCTATGACTTATTCGCATACAGTGATGGAAAAGTTATTGATGCAAATTATTGTGAGAGATGAAAGGAGAAACGGACATGAGCAAAAAGAAATTTAACGAAGCGGAGTTTAAGGAGTTCTGCAAAGAAGCAATCCCACATATTGAGGCATTACAGAAGCTTCTGGAGGACAGAGACATGGAGAACCTGGGGAGCTTGAGTTTTAGTGCAGACGGGTATGTAACATTCAGTGTGTATGATACTGGATGGGAGCTTGGAAGACTGAGAAAAGGTGAGTTCAGCATGAGACATGAAATTGGATTGGAGGAGAAGTAAGCATGAAAACTTTAGATGTCAAGATCAATTACCGGACGTACAAAGAATGTTTTCTGAGAGTTGAAAGATACTGGCATGATGGAAGCATTTCATTGACAATCTGGAATCAGAATGATGGTTGTGTTGCAAGAGTGACAACTTGCTTAGTCGATCATTCGCTGAGGGAAGATGAAGCATATGTGGATGCGAATAATTGCCCTTGGGCGGTAGCTCTTCTGGAAGAAAACGGATTTGCGGAGAGAACCGGGCGTACTCGGAGAAGCGGTTACTGCGAATATCCGGCAATGAAATTTGACAGAAGCAAGATGGCAGAGTTTGAGGAGGAAAGTTAAGATGGAGAGCTATAGAGAGTTAAGAGACAGACAGCAGAAAGAGTTCAATGAGCTGCCGTTGGGGTTTGCGTTCTCAGATAAGCAGTTTGATGAAATGATGGGAAAATGGGGACTTGACCCAGAGAAAGACCTGGATAAAATTTATCGGATTCCGGGCGGTGGATTCATCCAGAAGAAAGATCACAAGCATTTCCATGAGGTACTGGACCGGCACAACGCTGAGATGGAGGCGGCAAAGGCGGCCGATGAAGATGGAACAGGATTTCTTTACCAGATGTTCAAGTACGAACTGGATAATCATGAGTACGGATACACCGGAGATCTTGAGGATATGCTGGATTGCTTAGGATTGACTTGGGAAGAACTGAAAGCGTCACCGGTAATGCTGAAAGCTCTGGATAAGGCTTCGACAGAAATCAGAGAAAGAGAGGGATGCTAAGTATGGATGAGAATAAACGCATAGTAATATGCAGACGCTGTAAAAAGCCGGAATACTGGGGAGAAATGAGATGGCTTTCCGGATTTTGCGTATGCAGAGATTGCTACAAAGCGCAATGGGAAAGCGAAAATCATAAGCCGTATACCTGGGATGACCTGGATGGAAAAAGACCAACGATGGAAGAATTTGAAAAGGGGAATGAGTAATGACAAGAGAAGAGCTAAAGACAATCGAAGGATGGCACAAGAGCGGCTGCAACAGTTGGGATGAATATTGTAAGCCGGGAGATATGGTAGACCAGGGAGTAGCAGATTACTTCCTGGATATCCTGCTACCAAGAACGATGACGAGAGATTATTTCCAGGTAGGAGAGCCACATAGTCATGCGATCAACCCGAAGACGATGAAGAACTGCGGTACATATGCAACATTCGTTGTGAGAGGAAAAGAGATTTGGGAGTATTGCGGAAACTGCTTCCCTCACATGTTCGTAGATGTTGAGAAGTTCAAGAAACGGGATAGCGTGCAGGCGTTTTTGCGTGAGACATACAAGCTGGTGCTTGGGATTACACAGGCTCCGAGACCACATATTTTCTGCAAAGATGGTTTTGAAATGAGCGTCCAGGCTGGAGACGGATTGTATTGTGAGCCACGGGCGAATCTGGAAAGTGGAGAATATGCAGCTTGCGAAGTCGGATATCCAAGTCAGAAAGAAGAGTTGTTGATGCCGTATATTGAAGATCCGACAGAACCGACAAAGGCAGTGTACCCGTATGTGCCGGTTGAAGTGATTGAGCAAGTGATTGAGAAACACGGCGGCTGGTTTGACGCCAGGATTCCATTTGCATAAAGGAGGTGAAGCAGTATGAAGAAATTTATGAAGAGCATGAAGAAGTTCTTTAAGACTATGAAGAAGCTGGCAAAGTAGAGGAGAAGGAGCATGAACAAAGCAAAAAACATGACAACCGGGGCAGGATATCTGCTCCGGAGAGAAGATTACAAGAGAGTCAAGAAAATGGATCGGCAGCAATTTGAATCGTTCTGCAAGAATCTTTATATGACAGCATATGAAGAGGGCAGAAAGTCAGTTCCTGGGATTGATATCACGGAAGTTCAGAAAGCAATCAGTGAGACACCAGGGATCGGATCCAAAAGATTGCAGTCGATCATGGATAGTCTCAATAGTAAGTTTGGAGAGGAGAAATCTGATGAAGGAAATTAAACAATGCCCGTTCTGTGGTTGCGGAGATAGGAGAGTAGGAATCCGCAAGATGGGTAACAACGGATATAGAGTTTGTTGCTCTAAGTGTGGAAGTCTCGGACCTCATGTGTCAGTGAAGGAATGGAACGGACAGAAGGAAATAGCACAGAAAAAAGCAATAGAAAAATGGAATGAAAGGCTGTGAAATAAATGAGACTAATTGATGCGGATTTGCTTATGAGAAAATGCGAGAAATGGTTAAAACCGAAAGCACCAGACGAAGATGAAATGGTTTCAGTGGCAGATATTGCGGTATCCACGCTTATGGAAATAGAAGAACAGCCGACAGCGTTTGATGTGGAGAAAGTTGTTGCGCTACTTGAAGAAGAATTAAAATTGGCAGACGATGAAAAAGCCAGATGTATAAAAGAGAATCCAATGCAATTTGATTCTGCAAAAGGCTATGCAAATGGAATTGCAAATGCAATAGATTGTGTAAAAGGAGGTTTAATGCCAGGGGAAAATGTAAGAGAAAATCAGTGGATTTCCGTAAGAGAGAAGCTGCCGAAGTGCGGAGTGCCCGTAGCAGTTCTCTTGCAGGGGCAATATCCAGAAGATGTAGAGTACGAAGTGGCAAGGTTGACCGACTTATCGGATACGGAGCGTCCTGGGAAGTATTGGTACAAGCGTGGGTGCGGATATCTTCAGCACCCGAAGTATATGGACGGAGTTGGCAATCTTGCCGGATATGAAGTGGTTGCTTGGTTGCCACTCCCAATGAAACGCGAAAGAGAGGTCGAATAAGATGAGTAATAAGTTAGACGTTGATGACTTGATAAATTGGTTAAATCAGTCAGAGGATGAGGCAAAAGCAACAGTGGCAGAGAGCGGAGCAACAGCAGACCCGTTTTACGATGGAGTACTATCTGCAATCTTCCAGATCAGAGAGTACATCAAGAAGATGCGCAAGATAGACGATGCAGAAGGAAAGAGCGAAAAACAGTGGATTTCTGTAGACGAAAAACTTCCGGAAGATATTGACAGAAGATACTTCATGTGTTTGGTGGAGAACCACCTGGAAGATCCACCGATGTTTTGCCAGTACGAAGAAGAATATGGATTTGGCTTTTGGAAAGATATATATGATCCGGTAACGCTTGGCTTTGTAGATTCTGAGTTTGATACGATGGAAGAACTGGGCTATGAAAAAGTTCTTTACTGGATGCCAATGATAGAGCCGCCAGAGGAGGCAATGCAAGATGACTGAGCAAGAAAAGAACGACCGGGAACAGTTAGAATATCTGAAGCGGTGGCAGGAGAAGAAAAAACAGAAGTGCAAGAAGACGAATGTTTTCAGAAAGATTTTGCAGGGGAGGGGAAGAAGATGGATCTGAAAGACAGAATACAAAAGGTCATTGACCAGAGAAGAGCAACGCTACTCAAAGAACGTGACAAGTACGAAGAAAAGATGCGTGACACTATGAGCTTCTATGGAGTGGGTGGTGCGTACAGAAGACAGGAAGCTGCGAGAGATAAAAGAGAAGAACAGCTGAATGAGCTGGCTGATTTTGAAAAACAGCTGAGAAACACAACGAAGCACTTTGAAGCAGCAGTGTATTTCTTCGGGTGTAATAAATGCGGAACAGTTTGCATGACAACGAAGTTACCTTTTGACGAATGGCATGAATGCCCCACATGTAGGCAGATGATTTATTTGCATAATGTCAGGAGAAAGGCAATAAGAATTGCGGATGACGGACAAGCATGGCTTGAAATGCTGAAAGAAGCTACAGAAGAGTAAGAAGAAGGAGATTAACTTGAAGAGACGTACAGATATGAGAAGAAGCCCGCCTGAGATTAAAGCAGATTCTCAGAGATGCTATGGAGAGATGACGGAATGCACTTCGAGTCAGAAAGTAAGAAAAAGTTTTGAGCGCCCGGCATATCAAGCAGCCAGGTTGATCCGGAAGCAGGGAGAGAGCCTACACGAAACACCGGATGAATGACTGCGGAGGCGTGGAGTGGAGAAACTTTCGGATGTATGATTGACTGGACGCACAATTTGGGGTATTATAGATACAGTTTCCGATTACAAATGTACGATTTAGATACGTTACTGTAGCAATCGGGGATGCGATGATGATTTTGTAGAGCGATTCACTACAAAATAGCGATACAACGGAATATGGAGATATGAAGAAAGCCAGGGGCGATTAAACCTCTGGCTTTTCTTTGTAGATGAACGTGTGAGACAATCCGTTGCGGAACGTGATAGAGTGAACGGCTCCGTCTTTGAAAACGATGTTGTCTATGATGCTGCTGAGAAAAGAATCAAGAACCTCCGGAGAAACGGTAGCACTCAGTGATTGAAAGCTGACGTAGTTTCGGTCAGTGAGCTTCTGGGAGAGTATGAAGTTACTTGCCTTGGAGATAAATTCATCATCAGTGATAGACTGTTGCAGGCTGTCTTCTGATGCCAGGAACGCCAACTTATCCTCGATTTCTTCCAGAGAGTCCGAAAGCTGAATCTTTTGAGTGAGGTATTCGGATTCCGACATGGCTTTTTCGGAATAGAGGAACAGCTTGTTCAGACGGTCAATAGCTCTCTCCAGACGGATTTTTTCCTTTTTGAGCTTCGATAGCTGCAACGGCGGCTCAGAGTCTGTTTTGATTTTGACGTCTTTTCCGAAAACTTCGCCTTTGACAGTGCCGGTGCGGAGCGTATGAAACAGATCCTGTAATCCGTCCGGGGCAATGGCGGCCACCGGGGAGAAGGTATCGCCAGAGAGTAGCTGTTGTTCCAGTTCCTGTATGCTCGTTTCCGGAGAGAACGCCTTTTGAGCGTTGAGCATATTGAGAATGTAGTTGAAGACGAACTCGCCAATGATTGGGTCTGAGGTAGATTTTCCAGTACACCACAGCTTACTTTTTCGGTGCGTAGGGCAGAAGTAGAGAGAATAGCGTCTGCCGGTAGTCTTCTTTACGGTGGAAATAGAACTCGTCATAGGCTGGCCGCAATTTCCACAGATAAGTAAGCCGGAGAAAATGTGGGTGTATTTACTTTTGCCACTCTTGCGGAATGATTTGAGCCTGCGGTTGGATTCCAAGAGTGCAAGGATACGTTCTTTCTGTTCCCGGCTTACGATGGCCGGGTGGTGGTCTTTTACGGTAATCCATTCAGATTTATCCTTAGGACGCTGCCGGTCTCCTTCCTTAAGGCGATTGTACTGGTAATCGCCGCAGTAGAATACGCTGCGAAGGATAATATCCAGAGAGACCGGGGACCAGTCATTACCGGCACGAGTCCGGTAGCCATGTTCGTTCAGATACCGGGCCAGATAAACCAGGGAACGGAGTTCTTCGTATTTGTCATGAATCAGATGGGCGATGTTGTATTCATCGGAGTTGAAGCTGAAAGTCTGTTCTTCCGGGTCATAATCGTAGCCGTAAGGAATACGTCCACCGTTCCACTGCCCGTTGCTGGCTCTGGAAATCATGGTGGCAGCGACACGTTCTGAGGTCATGTTGCGCTCCAGCTCCGCAAAGACAAGGATAATTTTGAGCATCGCTTCTCCCATAGCCGTACTGGTGTCGAACTGCTCGTTTTTCGAGACGAAGGTAACGCCCAGGTCTTTAAGCTCCTGGTACATCTCTGCAAAGTCCAGAAGGTTTCTGGAGATTCGGTCAATCTTCCAGACCAGGAGATGAGTGTACGTGCCGGTCCGAAGTTGAGACATCATTTTCTGAAATTCTGGCCGGATGGTATTTTTGCCAGAGTACCCGGCATCCTCGAAGACCGTCACATCGTCAGTGTTCAGTATCAGCTTGGCGTATGCAATCAAGTCTTGACGCTGCATAGGCAAAGAGTCCCTGTCAATCTGGTGCAGGGTAGAGACTCGTATGTATATAGCCACTTTTGCATGAGTGGCAGCACTGTTTGAAATCATATTTTTCCTCCAAAAATACGCCGTCCCATTACAGAACGGCGCATGTTCATTTCTACGCCCTTTTAGTCGGGCAATTCAATATTACTTCCCTTAATCCGGCAAAATCCGTTATGTAAGGTTTTAGAGCTTTCAGAGAATTAAGAGAAATATTTTTCTGGTTGGGCTTTTGCTCATCAAGCACATAGGTAGGCAGAACGTAGAACTCCCAGTATTCCAGGGCGAGCGGCGAGACATCTTTCGTCAGTGCTTTGTAGAGGCAGAAAACGTAGAGGTCAGAATGCCGCTTGATGTCCGGAGAGTATCCAGCTTTCGGGTCCCAGGCCCTATGAGGAGCTATGCTGAACTGTATGTGCTCGTGGTACGCTTCGTCCCAGGACTGGAGGTAAGAAGCGGATTTGACTTCGATTCGCTGTCCGGTAGGACTGGTTAAATCAAAGGGGAGCCAATCAATTCGCATTTTCGAATCGGGGGGGGGTAATAACGCACTGTATACTATGTATTCTGCAAGTACGCCCCGGTCTGTGTTATTGAGCAGATCACTGTAAGCCCAGGACCAGAAATCTACTACTGACAAGCCGGTGTCTTCCCCATGAAAAGTAAATTTGTTGTTGGATGTTAATTGCTCCATGCAGGAATCCTCCCTTCGCAGAGAGAGGTTATGCCATGGATATTGCCGTCAAGAGCGAAAACCAACGCCCGGCGGCAGTCGGTGTCTGTCAGAATATCGGAATAGGTATGGACCAACGGCAGGAACTCACGAACCGAAAGCGAGAGCTTCTTCCGCAGGTGCGCTATTTTGTTAATCGTTCCGGCAGACAGCGATGCAGGCCCTTCCTCCAGAGAAGAACAGAAGGAAGAGAGATAGAGCAGTAGAGCCGCAGCATCACAATTCAGTTGTTCTTCGGTCCGGGCCAGGAAAAAGTATTTCTTTGAGTCCATAAGCCCTCCTGTCCGGTATCATCTGAAACGACGATACCAATCTAAACGGATAATCTTTTTTCGCCGTCAAGGTATTTCTTGCTTTCCTCAAGAGCCTTGAGGTAGCCCTTCATTTCCCCTTTAAATTCATAACGCTTTTCTGTTGGCAGAGCCTTGTAAATACTCAGCAGCTCCTTCTCATCATCAGTGTAAGTTTCGGCCTGGACGTCAGTGTAAGCAGATTCTTTTCCGGTCAGAATGTAGTCGGTAGAGACGTGCAGAAACCGGGCGATGTCTGCGATGTATTTGGCTGGCGGCAGAGTGTTTCGAGCCTTCCAGGTAGAGTAGGAAGACTGGTTAATGCCAAGAAATTTGCACAGCGCATAAGGCGTTTGTTCCCTCTGTTCGAGAACTGTTTCGATTCTGTCGATTGCTTCCATGTAGCACCTCCGTAAAATAATTCGAGAAATCGAAGAAAAACTCTTTACAAATTCGAGTTTTCGAGCTACAATACAATCACAAGCTACAAATGATTCGCAAATGGGAAGTGCTAAATCACATAAGTAGTTTGTGATTGCGTATGTAGTGTACGTTTGTACCGTTAAATTGTATCATTTTACTTCGAGAAAGTAAACTACATATGCAAAAATCCATCAGAAAGGAGGAAAAGCATAATGCAGGGCAATATCACTGACTGGGGCAAGGAAGTTAAGAAGGGTCTGATTGAACGTGGCTGGTCTATCAACGATTTGGCTGAGAGAATCGGCAAGTCAAGAACCAGGGTATCCGGAGTTGTGAATGGCCGGATTTACTCGGATTCGATTGCAAGTGCAATCAGTGACCTTCTTAACATCGAAAAGGCATCAGCGTCCATGAAAGAAGCAACCAGAGATTGGTGTATGGATGCAAGAAAAGCCATGATTGACCTGGATATGAACACAGGGGAGCTGGCTGATAAGACTGGTTACTCTACACAATATCTGAATGCAATTATCTGTGGCAGATGCTATTCGCCACCGGTTATGAAAGTGATAAGCGGTGCGCTCGGAATCCAGGAATATCAAGGGAAACAGGATTCCTCTAAAGACAGTTAAATTGTAACAGGAAAGATGGTGTGAAGAAATGGGAAGAGGCTCTACGAAAGGTAATGAAAATGTGTATTTTGTTGCCAGAAAAAGGGCAGCAATGTACAACGAGAGGCTATACTCCAGAGAAGGTGCGGCGGAGTTGCTTGGCATATCTGTTTCAACACTCGCAGATTATGAGTTGGGAAATACGAAGGTAGTTCCGGTAGACAAGGTGGTTCTCATGGCGGACCTCTATAATGCACCGGAGCTGAAAACTGGGTATTGCAAGCATGAATGCCCGATATGCAGTTATCTTCCGGTTGCAACAGAGGCGAAAGGCCTGGAAGGGATAACCCTTCGGCTGATGAAGAGACTGGATTGCGATGAGCTGAACCGCATCAAAAAAGAACTCGTAGACATTACAGAAGATGGAATCATCGACGAAACGGAGAAGCCGGAGCTGAAAAAGATCCTGGCTTTTTTAGATGAAGTTGCGGAGTCCATCAGTGAGCTGAAAATCGTAGGCGAGAAGTATTTGAAGAAGGTGTGAGTATGGACGTACAGAAAATGCTTGAAATTCTGAAAAGAGATTACGGAATTGAGAGCAAAGAGGAACTGATAGAAAGATTTGAGTCCAGCAAGGGAATCAACATCGGAATTTTCACTGAACGGAGGCAGACAGCATGAGAAGCAGGGTTATGAGACGTAGGATGCACAGGGTTCTGTGGAAGAAACTGAGCAGAATCTACACAGTGGATATGGCAGAGGTCCTGGGCTGGATAGCATACATAAGCATCATGGGAATTTTCCAGTGCTTCTGTATCGTGATGGCTTGTGAGCAGAGAGGCAGGGTAGCTTTTGGAGGAGAGTATTTGATTCTTCCGGCGGCGATACTTGCAAGACTGTGGATTCCAGAAATGATACAGAGCGTGACTGGTGTTCTGGAGATGCCGGATGAGGAAGAGGAAGATGTGCGAGATATGCGGACAGAATCCTTGCCATTCGAGATGCCCGAATGCTCCGGAACCGAAAGAGGTTCATATCTGTTCGGAATGTCTGGAAGGAATTTATCCGGGCGACAGATTCTATGAGAGCTGTGGAAGTTATGTGTGCGAGGAGTGCTTAAAAGGCATGACGATTGATGAAATATTTGAATTACTGGGCGAGAGCCTGGAAAAAGCATAGGAGGTAGGATATGGGACAGATGACCGTAGAACAGTGGTACGGCACGATAAAAACCGGACTGACGAAGAAACTGACCGAGAACAAAGAAGCGTTACCGGCCGGGTTTAATCAGCAGAGATTTATTCTGAATTGCATTACAGTGATCCAGGATATGATGAAGGACGATAAGAAGAAAGCACAGTTGGAGAAAATCAACCCGGAAACCATCCCGGTTTGCTTAGCGAAAGCAGCGTACCTGGGACTGGACTTCTTCAACGGCGAGTGTTACGCCATCCCGTATGGCGGAAACCTCAGCTTTCAGACCGATTATAAGGGCGAGATCAAGCTCTGCAAGCGGTACAGCAAAAATAAGATTAAGGACATTTTTGCCAAAGTAGTAAGAGAAGGGGATGAGTTTTCGGAAACTATTGACAGCGGACGGCAGAACGTGTATTTCAAACCGATTCCGTTCTCTGACAAGGAGATGGTCGGTGCATTTGCGGTGGTACTTTTTGAAGATGGCTCGATGATGTATGACACCATGAGCAAGAACGACATCGAAAATGTAAGGAACACCTACTCCAAGGCGAAAGACAGCCAGGCGTGGAGAAGCAGTACCGGCGAGATGTACAAGAAAACGGTGCTGAGAAGACTGTGCAAGCTGATTGATTTGGACTTTGACAATATAGAGCAGGCAAAAGCCTACGAAGATGGTGGAGATGCGGTATTCAATCAGCAGTCCCTTCCGGGAACGACAACAGGACAGGCACTGTTGCCGGAAAATGATAAGCCGGTAGACGCTTTTGCAGCGATGAAAGCCCAGAAGCAGGCAGAGCCGGTTATTGACGGAATGGTTTTGGAAGAGGCGTAGGAGGCAGTGACATATGGTTTTGACGGCAGAGAATTATTATAGCAAAGAAGCGAACAAGGAGTACATGAGCGTGTCCCAGTATAAGGATTTCGCCGGAACATACGGAAAGATGGCGTGTGAATTTTCAGCCATTGAGAAGCTGGAAGAACGGTGGGCGCAGAAAAAGACCACGCCGCTTCTGGTAGGTTCCTACGTGGATTCCTACTTTGAAGGAACGCTCGAAGAGTTCAAGAAGGAGAATCCGGAAATCTTCACTCAGAAGGGCGAGCTGAAAGCGAATTATAAGCAGGCAGAGAGAATCATCGCCAGAATGGAGAGAGACCCACTGTTTATGCAGTATATGAGCGGAGAAAAGCAGGTCATTATGACTGGAGAGCTGTTCGGGGCAGAATGGAAAATCAAAATTGACAGTTTCGTGAGAGGAATTGCGATTACGGACCTTAAGGTTATGGCATCGATCACTAAGCTGGAGTGGGTAAAAGATATCGGTTATTTAGATTTTGTGCGGTACTGGGGCTACGATATCCAGGGTGCAATATACCAGGAAATTGCGTACCAGAATACTGGAGAGAGACCGCCATTCTACATTGCGGCCGGAACGAAGGAAGAGGAGCCAAACATCGAAGTGATTCAAGTGACGCAGAACTATCTCGATGAAGCGAAACACATGGTAGAAATGAATATGCCGAGAATCCTCAGAGTGAAGAACGGAGAGGCTGAACCGGACAGATGCGAGATGTGCGATTGCTGTAGACATACAAAGGTCCTGGCAAGACCGATTTCAATTACAAATCTGGTAGCTGGAATTTAGGCGGTGAGCAGATGGCAGACAACAAGAAGTATTACTATCTGAAACTGAAAGAGGATTTTTTTGATTCTGATGAAATGCTACTTCTCCAGGGGATGAAAGATGGGTACTTGTACAGCGACATACTCATGAAGATGTACCTGCGGAGCTTGAAAAATGAAGGGCGGCTGATGTACAAGGACTACATCCCGTACAGTCTGGAGATGATCTCAACGATTACGAGACACCAGGTAGGGACGGTAGAACGTGCGATGAAAATTTTTGAACAGTTGAAGCTGGTAGAGGTACTGGATAATGGTGCAATCTACATGATGGATATTCAGAATTTCATCGGGCAGAGTTCTACAGAGGCGGACCGGCAGAGGAAGTATTATCGCCGCATCCAGGATGAGAAGAAACTGAGTGGTTCCCAGGTGCCGGAGGCAATGATACCGGAGATGCAGGAACCAGAGCAGGAGAAGCCACCAGTAGAAAAGGCACCGAAATCGAAAAAGGTAACCGTAAAGAAGGAAGACACGATGCAGCTCTATGAGCGTCTGGTTCCGGATTATGCACTTGGCGGCGAAATCCGAGAAAAGATGCGTGAATGGTGTACATACAAAATTGAACGCAAGGAAGGTTACAAAGAGCAGGGCATGAAATCTCTTCTCCGGCAGGTAGAGAAGAAAGTAGCAGAATTTGGAGAAGGCTGGGTGTGTGATTTGATTGAGGAGTGTATGTCAAATAACTGGAAAGGCATTATCTGGGATAAAATGACGCAGATTCCGCAGAGGTCGGCCGGGGACCGGATTCAGAACAGAGTGAGTGAGGTAGACAACTGGTAATGACAAGAGAGGAGTTCAAAACGCTTGTTAAGGGAATGAAAGCTGTATACGCACAGCCGACATTCATTCCAGACCAGGATGCTTTCAATGTATGGTTTGAGTTGCTGAAAGATATTCCGTATCAGCAGGCCAACGTAGCAATCCAGAAGTATATGCTGACAGAGAAGTTTCCGCCAACGATAGCAGACATCAGAGAAAAGGCAACGCAGATTGTTGAGAGCGTGGATAGCAGCATGAGTGAGTTGGAGGCATGGTCTTTGGTAAGAAAGGCGGTCAGAAATTCCGGGTATCATTCGGTGGAAGAATTTGAGAAACTGCCGGAGGTTTGCCAGAGAGCCGTAGGAAGTGCGGCAAATCTGAAAGAGTGGGCGTTGATGGATTCTGAACGGGTTGAGACGGTAGAGCAGTCTCATTTTATCCGGAATTACAGGACAACAGTGCAGAGAATCAGCGAGGAGAAAAAGCTGCCGGAATCAATCCGGTTGCTGATTGCCAGCATGAGAGACAATGCGTTGGAGTTGGAAAAGAAAGAGCAGCCTGCGCTCGAAGCTAAGAAACAGGCAGAAGAAAAAACAGAACCGGAACCTGGAATGTCTGAGGAAACGAGGGCGAAGTTCCAACAGGTCATGCGGAACTTGCAGGGGAAGGTGTGATATGGAGGTGAAGTGACATATGGATATGGCAGAGATTGGAGCGAATATCCGGAGTTGCAGGACAGAAAAGAATATGACGATGGAGGACCTGGGAAAAGCAATCGGCAAGAGCCAGTCAGCAGTAGCGGATTACGAAAAAGGCAGAGTAGACATCCCGGCATCCTCCCTCATCAAAATTGCGGAAACCCTGGAAATCCACCCGGCGAAGCTATTCGGTATGCAGACAGCGGATGAACAGTTTGAGCCGGACGCCACGCTGAGAATTTTCAATGCGGAGGACAGACGGACTATTGCAGGAATCCTGGTAATGAACGGTTATACAACCCGGCATATCAAGGTTGCGAGAGAAGGAAAGAAGAGTAGCTGGTACTGCATCCAGGCCATGCTTGAGGAAAGCAACCTGGGAAGTCAGTAGGAGGCGGACATGAAAAAAGCGAAGTTTACGGTGTACGGGGAGCCGAAAGGAAAAGGCAGACCGAGATTCAATACGAAGACCGGCCATGCCATAACCCCGAAAGATACGGTGTCCTATGAAAATCTGGTAAAGCTGGAATGGCAGACGGCCTACGGGACAGAGAGCTTTCCGAAAGAGGCGATGCTGGATATGCGGATTAAGGCGTACTACCGGATTCCTAAGTCGGCATCGAAGAAAAAAAGAGCTGCGATGCTGGCCGGAGAGATACGCCCGACTAAGAAACCGGATATGGATAACGTGGTAAAGATTATCGCCGACAGCCTCAACAACCTGGCATATTACGATGATACGCAGATTGTTGACTGCCAGTGCCGGAAGTTCTACTCAGAGAATCCGAGAGTAGAAGTGACGATTATAAATTTGTCAGAGGAAGAATAGGAGGAAATTCACAGTGGATGAAAAAATGGAGATAAGACTGGTAAATCCAACGGAAGACGGGTTCTTGCAGAGGATTGATTGGAACAAAGCAGAGCTGGAGGAGAATGTCAGAAGCATTGTGGCAGCATACCAGGGATTGGTGTATACGGAAGATACGGTATCAGATGCGAAGAATGACAGAGCTGCCCTTAGAAAATTGCTCAATGAGATTGAGGACAGAAGAAAGCTCGTCAAGAAAAAGTGCATGGAGCCGTATGAAGTGTTCGAGAGTGACTTGAAGGATGTAACGGCACTCATCAAGGAACAGATCAGCATCATTGACGGGCAGGTAAAGGAATATGAGAACAGCGTAAAAGAGGAGAAGAAAGCCAGATTGCAGGATGTATATGCTGAGGCAATCGGAGAGCTGGCAGAGGTTCTTCCTTTTGAGCGAGTGTTTGAGGCACAGTATCTGAACGTGAGCTTCAAGGAAAGCAAGGCAGCAACCGAAATCCAGGAAAAGGTTCAGAGAGTAAAGAGCGACCTGGCGGCTATTGATGCACTGGATAGCAAGTACAAGCTGAATGCGAAGGATGTATATGTGAGGACACTTGATATGTCCAAGGCCATGGCTGAGAATGCCCGTCTGATTAAGTTTGAAGAGCAGATGGAAGCAGACCGTAAGAGAAAAGCCGAGGAAGAGGAACGCCGGAGAGCCGAAGCAGAAGCCAGAGCCAAAGAAGCAGAGGAGCGCAGACGCCAGGAGGCTGAAAGAATCGCTGCGGAACGTGCGGAGAGAGAAAAAGCACTGGTAGAACAGCAGACCCAGGAGGAAAGAGCTTCGGAATCTGGCTACGACACACCAGTTCCGGATAAGACGGCAGATGCGCAGAGTGAGGAACCTGCAGAAAAGCCGGCTGAAAAAGAAGTTCTTCCGGAGGAGAAGAAATACAAGGCAACCTTCTATGCGATTGGTACGCTCCAGCAGTTGAAGGATTTGCAGGAGTACATGAAAGAACATAATATCCAGTTCGGAAAGGCAGGTAAGTAGGATGAGTGATTTTGTGAAGGAATTGAATTTTGATGGCGATACCTTTAATGACATGAAGAGAGATATGAATTTTGTCTTACAGAGACTGCTCGGTAATATGCAGGAAAAGGAGTGCCAGGAAGGAACACTGACACTAAAACTTGATGTGTCACTCACGAGAGAGTATGTGCCGAACTACAATCCGAATATTCCTGGAGAGAGCAGAGAGATTGCGAAGCCGAAGTTCAGTCACAAGGTAACGAGCCAGATGAAGGTTGAAGATATGAAAAAAGGTAACCTGGACACCGAGATGGAGCTGTTCTTGAATGAAGAGACCGGGGAGTACGAGATGAGACCGGTTGCCGACACTACGCAGAGAAGTATTTTTGATGCAGACTACAGAGATGTGACGGAGCCGGGACCGGCAGGAATCGAGCCGGATATTGATCCGGAATACATCGAACATCCGGAACTTCCGGGAGAGGTAGTAGATGAACATGCCCTTCCTGGCCCGGTGGAAGAATGCGAGGATGCAGACGAGAGCGTATATGACGATTCTACGGGCGATAACCTGGAAGATACACAATTTACTGATGAAACCGATTTAGACGGTGCAGAGGACGGCACAGAGATTACAAGCGGCTCTGAGGAAGACGAAACCGACACCGAAGATGATGAGTATGGATATGATGAACCAGAGGAGGAAGAGTAAATGGAGCTGAAAGATTTAGTAGGGAAAATGGCAATCAGAACACAGAAAGCGAGAGGGTTTGCGCCTTGGGAAACGGACCGTGCGATTCGCTTAGATTTTATGGTTCCTGTACCGATTTTTGATGATAGAGAGAGGTATATGGACGAACCGGTAAAAATTGTGGCAGTGGAAGAAAGCCAGGTTGTTATTGAAAGAGATGGCAAGAGAGAGCTGCTGGAAAGAAAGTATGTTGATGAACACTGGACGGATTATGAGAGGCTTCTGCATCCGGAAGAGGAAGAGAAGGAAAAGGCTGAAAAGCTGATGAAGGAGTTCGAGGTAGCGGCGGAACCTATCAAGCGTTTCCTGGCAGAGCATTATGACCCGATGTGTACGGCGGTGATCTCCATGGATAACATCCAGATTTTCAGAGGAGAACTGGGCGAGCCGATTCAGAATATCTGTTGCCGGTGCGGAGCAGAGGTTGAAGAGGAAATGAAGGGATAATAAATGGATAAAAGGCCGAGAAAAGAAGATGGGTCATTGTTCATATCGTGTAAATCATGCGGAGTGCCGCCGGACAGATGCAAGGGCTTTTGTATTTTCCAGAGAATGACGGCAGAAGCAGAAAAGCAGAAACAGGAGGGAAAGTCGAATGGCAAAATTTAATATCGAAGTAGAACTTGACTGGATGGATGAAGAGGCATATTCCATCGATGATGAGTTGAGAGAACGGATTGTGGAGGGCGTGGAAAACGCCCTTCTGGAAAAGGCAACGAATGAAGCTGTAAAGGCAGTGGATAATAAAATTGCAGAGAAGATTCTGGAGGCGGAAGAAACGATACAGGCAACCGTAGACCAGTTCATTGCGAATGTGTGCGAGGAGAAGATTGGAAAGATTGTTATCCCGGAAAAGAAAAGCACCTGGAGCGATGAAGTAACGTACAAGCCTCTGTCTGAATACGTGGGAGAGAGATTTGAACTGTTCCTTACGGAAAAGAGATATGACAGGGACGGCCGCATTGCAAGTTATTCCAGTGACAGGAAATTATCCGCCGCCGGTCTGCTCACGAGTCAGTATCTGGAAGAGGAACTTGGAAAGAAGGTTGAAAAGCTGATTGCGAATGCTAAGAGAGAGGTAGAGGAATCTCTGATAAAATCACTGGAACAGAATTTGAAAGAAAACCTTGCGAAAGACACGATTGAAAGAATGAATATCCCGGAAGTGTTGAAGAAATTAAGCAGCATAGGAGCAAAGCAGGTAACCGGAACATCATTGCCGGAGTAAAGGAGGAAGGATATGAGTGATTTTACCATAGGGCATGTTACAGACCAGAAGGAAGGACCGATGGATGGAGTGTACGCTGAGACGAAGGGCACATACACGAAGTTCAAAGGAACCGGAGCATTTCAGAAAGAGAAGAGAATCCTGTATCAGAAAGTAACGGATGTCGGAATCAAGGCCAGTTTGCAGACCGGCATGGTAAGCATCAATGACAGAAACCGGAACCAGGCAATAGCGGTAAGCGTTACGGAGATGGTTGCGATTCTGAATGAGGCTTTGAGATACGGAACGGCAGGAATGGGAAAGAAGGTGCGGCTGTGATCAACAGGGCAAGCGAAGGAACGTGTCGTCAGTGTGGCAGAAGAATCCTGTGGGTGCGGATGAAGTCCGGAAAGAATATGCCGGTAGACATGGCACTGCATAATTACAAGAAGGACAGCACCGGAAAAGAAAAAATCGTCACGCCGGACGGAGAGGTAGTGGCAGGAAGAATTCTGGTAGGCGAGCGTGGAGATGGAGCAGGTTATATTTCGCACTTCGCTTCATGCAAGAAGTACCGGAGATAAAAAGAAAAGCCGCCATATCCCCATGGCAGCTCCTCAAATGTTCGTAGATAGATTCATTATATGGAGCAGAGCAAGAAAAGTCAAGGAGGTATGGCGGTATATGGAAAGGCAGAGTGAGCAGGAACTGTTAGCAATCGCACCTGTGGAAACGGAGAGTCTGGAGGGAAACAGAATCTACCAGGTAACAGGGAGAGAACTGACACAGATAGCGGAAATATCTGCGAGAGAAGCGGTCAAAATGTGCAGAGAAGAGCGAAAAAAGACCGAAAAACGTGAGCAGAGTAACGCTGATAAGGTAAAAAGAACCAAGAAATTGTTATCAGACTACCGTAGACTGAAAAGGGAAATCCCGGAAAAGGAAGAATTTACGGAAGGCGAGAAAGTAGAAAAACGGTGGGCGTTCCTAAGAGATTTGATGGGTTCGGCACATATCAATAGCCAGGAAAGCGTAGTAGAGAAAGAAGAAAAACGCAGGGCGGAGAATATGTATTACATCAACCGGATAGAGCGTGCGATTGAGACGTACCGGGAGGAGTGCGAAACATCGAAAAAGCCAGAAGCTATGCGGTGTTACAGGGAAGTGTACGAATACTACATAGCGGAGGAAGAAAAGACGGTTGCTCAGATTGCGAGTGAGGAATGCGTGAGTGAGAAGACTGTCTATAAGGACATCGGGAACGCCTGCAAGATCATAGCTGTGTACCTGTTGGGTGTGTGAGAAAACTGGGTTCAAAAACAGTAGAAAATATGGAATTGACGAGGGTAAAATACCTGTGGTAACGTAGTAAGTGCCAAAAGCCCATATGTCACACCATAAAAATGGAGCACTGTGAATCGACTTTTCCTTCTCTGATGGCTGGGCGGTCTTCGGACCGCAAAGCCGGAGGAAGGGATTCTTAAAAAACGGTAAACAGCTTGTATTCCCTGTACTTAGGTAGGTAATCTGGTATAATTAAAGTATGGAAAACAACGGTTTTCAAGGGAAAAAGGAGCAGACAGACAATGGGAATTTATACGAGCAGATATAGCAACAAAGAGCTTGCAGATGGCAAATATTACTGTGTAGGAATCAGCATCGGGACGCCGAAATTCAAACTGGCGTACAGACTGGAAAACCAGTGCTACTCACTGGCACCGAAAGGGTATATGCTGAGAATGAACCTGGAAGATTTCAAGAAAGCCTATTACGAGAAGCTGAACGGCATAGGCAAGGACAGAATCATCAACATGGTTATGAAGATGGAACGTGACGCAGCGGCCCAGGGAAAGGATTTGGTCCTCCTGTGCTACGAGGATGTGAGAATCCCGGAAGATTGGTGTCACAGAACTGTTTTTGCTGAGTGGTGGGTGGAGAACACTGGAGAGATTATCGAAGAACTTCCAGACCCGAATCCCCCGAAGGGAAAGAAGGTAGCAACGACAAGTAAGAAGCCCGAAGTGCAGACGAAGCCAGATGATGGCTACCAGCAAATGAGTCTGTTTGGTATGGGCGCTTTAATATAATATCCGGAGCTGGTGTAGGCAGCACACGACTATTCCATAGTTGAGGCCCTGTTCATCGCAGGGCTCCGGTCCAAAAACAACGGCATCGCATCCGAAAGGGTACGGTGCCTTTTTTAATGCAAACGAGAGAAGGGAGAGTTGATAAGCAATGGCATTTTTCAGAGACCCAGGAGAGATGTTTTTGGGGTGCTTGGGTACGGTGGAGCAGAGATACTTGGTAAATTTGATAAAGAATGCTGCGAAAAACGGGTATACGAGGTTTGTGGAGCCATGTGCCGGAACATTCGCCATGAGCAACTTGGCAATCCAGAACGGGTATAAGCCGGAGCAGATTGAGACGAGCGATGTGTCTATGATGAGTTCGGTTATGGGGTATGCCATTACGGGTAAGCCACTTGATGAACTGGAGATACACGCCCAGGGATTTTCCGATGAGGAACTGTTGGACCCGGCGGTTGCCTTGTATGCTCAGATGTATCTGAGAACATCAAAGACGGCCGGCAATGAGTATTTCTTTAATCTGCTGAAAGATTTAAGAGACAGAAGAGAGGAACATATTGAGCATATCCGACAGAGCCTGGAGAATATCAAGAAGGAAATGTATGGCATGACGTATCGCCCGTTGGATATGTGGGATCATCTGGACGAGGTGCTTGACGATCCACACACGCTGGTTATTGCCAATCCACCGACCTACTTCTCCGGCTATGAGAAGTTCTATGACACACAGGGGAAAATGACCTGGAAGGAACCAGAGTATAAGCTGTTCGACCCGGAAACAGGACACGTTGAGTTGTTTGACCGGTGCATGAATGCGAATGCGCTGGTTGTTTGCTACCAGGAAAAAAGAACCGGAGAGGCTGTAGGAGAGCCGATATTTGCAAGAGCCGGTACGAGAGCAGATTTGAACAGCTACATTACCTCGAACAGAGGAGAAGAAGCGGCGGCACTGGCAGAGGGAAGAAAAATCAAAAGACCTTCCGAAAGTAAGCTGGCACCGATTGCCTGTAGTATGTTGCCGAGAGATTACGAGATAACGGAGAAAAGCAAGGTACAGATCATCTCCATTAAGGCAGCAGAGGCACAGTATTACAGACAGCTATGGACGCATAATTTTGTTGGTTCATCGGCTACGTTCAATAGAGCTGTTCTGATTGACGGGATGGTATCGGGCGTATTTGGGATTTCAAAGATGCAAGCCACATCACTCTTCATCTGGTACGTTATGAAGGTCCCACACACCACGTATCGGCTCGGTAGACTACTGTATATGTTGGCACAGAATCATTGCTTCACAGAAACGCTCCTGGACGATCTGGAACGTGAGAAGGTAACGAAAGTCCGGACCGCCATGCTGACGAAGTATCCGGAGAACAAAGAAGTCCGGGGCATTATGAAGCTGGTAAACCGGCAGAAGGATAAGAACAACGGTTTCAAGCTGACATACGAAGCGGAGCTGACTGACCGAACAGAGCAGGAAACATTGGAAGAATGGTTAAGGAGGGAAAGACAGTGGCAGAAGAGCAGAAAGCAAAATATGAAATAATTTATGACATGGGTACGGAGCTGTACATTGCGAAGGTGCAGTTAGCAGAGCTTAAGGAGCAGGACATCAATGCCAGGATAATGAAAAATGAGATGCAGGACCAGCTCACAGCGAACATCAAAAACAGAGGGCAGTTGGAGAGTTTACCTCTGATTGCACTGATGGGAGAGAAGCTGGAGATTATTTCAGGGCATCACAGAGTAAAGAGTGCAAGAGAGGCTGGACTGAAAGAGATTATCGTTATCCTGGATAAGAGCGGGCTGACCCGAAGCAAGGCGGCTTCTAAGCAGTTGGCTCACAATGCAATCTCTGGGTTTGATGATGAGAGTACGCTGAGAGAAATTGTGAAGATGATGGATAACGTCGATGATATGATGGAGAGCTATATAGGGAAAGAAATTCTGGAAGAACCGTTGGAGCAGTTTGATAAGCTGAATACTCCGGCGGTTCAGTTTGATTTCAAGACCATTGCGTTTGCGTTTCTTCCGAACCAGATTAGAGACTTGGATGCACTGATGAAGAATCTGAACGGTAGTTGTGCTGAGATTATCGGTGTTGCTGCCTATGAGCAGTGTGAGAAGTTCGTGGAGACACTGGATAAGTACCAGCAGTTTACGGACATCCGGAACGTAGGGGCGGCAGTCCATTCCATGATTGATGCTGCAAATGAGAAAATGGACAATGCCGGTTTTGACCCAGACATGGATTGGACGTACCTTGCGAAAGTATTTGGCAGTGCTGCCATTCCGGTAGAATCGGCAGAAGTAATCAAAAAAGCTCTGAAAAAAGCAGAGAAGGACGGCACGATTACCAGTAAGAATAAATGGCAGATGATTGAATACTGGGCGGCCGACTACCTGGCAGGGAAGTAGGTGGTTGAATGGCGGCAAAGCAGAAGTATGATGAGAGATTTGTAAAAATTGCCAAGGTATTGTGCATGAGAGGCGGTACGGATGAGGATTTAGCTGACGCATTCGAGGTATCTCCGAGGACAATCAACCGTTGGAAAAAGGATTACCCGGAGTTTGCAGAGGCTCTGGCCGCCGGAAAAGAATATGCAGATGCAGAAGTCGAACTGAGTCTGTATAAGCGAGCAAAAGGAAGCAAGAAGAAAACGAAAGTAACCCGGAAAATTATTGAGATGGACAAAGACGGTAATACCAAGCCTGCGAAGATAGAGACGGTTGAGACCGAAGAGGACATCATACCGGACGTAGGAGCGTGCTGTTTCTGGTTGAAGAATCGTAGGCCGGACATCTGGAGAGATAAGCAGGAAATTGGTCTTTACGAGATAGAAGACATGGAGGGTATCGAAGCCGACATTTATGGCGGCGAAGAATAAGGGCTTATCCAACCCGTATGTCAAGGTCAACAGGCGCAAGCGTATAGGGTTCAATTTCAGCGACAAGCACAAGCGGTATATCAAAAATTGTGCGAACAGTACCTACAATATCCTGGAAGGTGCTGTTCGTTCCGGTAAGACGGTAGATAATGTTTTCGCATTTGCTCACGAATTAAAAACGACGAAGGATAGAATCCACCTGGCGACTGGTTCGACTATGGCGAATGCTAAGCTGAACATTGGAGATGCTAATGGGTTCGGTCTTGAGTATATATTTCGTGGGCAGTGCAGGTGGACTCAGTACAAAGGGAATGACTGCCTGCTGATAAATGGCCCGGATACGGGGTACAAAGACAAGATTGTAATCTTCGCCGGAGGTGCAGCGTCCGATAGTTACAAGAAAATCCGAGGTAACTCATACGGTATGTGGATTGCAACCGAGATCAACCTGCATCATGACAACACCATCAAAGAGGCATTCAACCGACAACTGGCAGCCAAGAACAGAAAAATCTTCTGGGACTTGAACCCAGACCATCCTAAGGCAGCGATATACGTTGATTACATTGACAAATACGCTGAGAAAGCGGCCAAGGGAGAGCTTCTGGGTGGTTACAATTACGAGCATTTCAATATCTTCGAGAATATCAACATCCCGAAGCAGAGAATAGCTGAGATTGTCAGCCAGTATGACAAGGACAGCATCTGGTACATCCGAGATATTGAAGGTAAGAGAAGTATTGCAGAAGGCCTGATATACGTTAAGCTGGCAACTTCCATAGCGGCGGAGGACGATGAGTACATCGTGCCGTTGGAAGAGACGATTGACATGGCGAAACGTGGAGAGTTCATAGAGCTGAATATAGGCGTGGACTTCGGAGGTAACGGCTCCGGCCACGCTTTTGTTGCGTCTGGTATTACCCAGGGATATGAGAAACTGTATGTGCTGTCCTCTGAATGGCACGATGCAGACGGAACAGACCCCGATGATTTGAACCGGATGTTTATGAAATTCGTTGAGAAGATATTGGACCGGTACGGATTCATTACGAATGTGTACTGCGATTCTGCGGAACTGGTGCTGAAACGAGGTTTGCAGAAAGCTATGATTGAGGCGGAACTGGGAAATATCAATGTCACGAATGCTACCAAGTGCAAGATTACAGACCGTATCTTCACAATGACCACGCTCTCAGCAACTGGGCGTGTGTTCTTTACGCCAGATTGTGAAAGTGTTCTCGAAGCTATCAGCATGGCAGTTTGGAATCCGAAGAAAATGGAACTGGAGCGTCTGGATGATGGAACTAGTGATATTGACTCTCTGGATGCTATGGAGTACAGCTTCGAGAAGAGGATAAAGAAATTCATTAAGAAGACGGGGTGAACTGATTGAGAATTGCAAATATATTGAGAAAGGTGTTGAGAAGATTGGTGCCGAATAACAGTGTGGAAAAAGCCCTGGGCGTTGATATATGCGAATCCGGAGTAATGCAGAATGCCATAGAGCTGTGGCACAACATGTACAAGAATGAACCGCCATGGAGAGGCGGAAAAGACAATGTGATTCCTCTGAATCTGCCGTCAGCGATCTCGGAGGAATTTGCCAGGCTGATACTAACGGAGTTCAGCATGGAGGTAACTGGCAGTCCGATGGCTGCTTTCATCAATGAACAGTTGAAAGACCAGCTTACTGACTTGAACAAATTTGTTGAGATGTACTGCGAAGGTGGGGCTATTGCGGTAAAGCCGTTCGTGACGAACATAGATGAAAACGGAAGACCAACGGCAATCGAGTTGGATTTCGTGAAAGCGGTGGATTTCTTCCCATGTGCGTTCAACAACAAGGGAGAGATAACGGCGGCGGTGTTTGTGGAAGGAAAGAAGATAGGAGATTACCTGTATACCAGGCTTGAATACCATGAGCTTACGGGAATGACCTATACGATCATCAACAAGGCGTTCAAATCCGAGGAGATTTACCAGTACAACGATGACGGAACCTATGCTGTGAGGGATAGATTCCGGAAAGAAGTGCCACTGTCTGAGGTGGATGAATGGGCGGGCCTGTCGGAAGAACCGGTAATTATCGGTAACATCGACAAGCCACTTTTTGCGTACATCAAAGTACCAAAGGCGAATAATATCGATACGGACTCGCCGTTGGGGGTATCGGTGTTCTCCAGAGCTACAGAGATAATAGAACAAGCTGACATTCAGTACGGGCGTGTATTGTGGGAGTACAAAGCCACAGAAGCCGCTATCTTGGGCGATTCTGAGTTGTTCCAGACAGATAAGCGTGGAAAGCCGGTTCTTCCGGCAGGACAGGAAAGGATGTTCAAGACATTTGACTTCGACAGTGCGGACGGAACCAACAAGGGACTGCTAAAAGAGTATGCACCGCAGATTCGCCACGAAGCGTTGTTCCAGGGACTGAATAAGCAGCTAATGAAAATAGAGTTCCTGGTTGGCCTTGCCTACGGTACGCTGTCTGAACCAACGGACATTGAGAAGACGGCATACGAAATCCGGGTATCAAAGCAGAGGTCATACCATACGGTAACGGCGATGCAGGACGCATGGCATAAGGGATTTAAGAAAATCATATACGCCATGAGGGTTCTGGCATTGCTTTATGATATGGTTCCGGACGGAGAAACGGAGCTGAACTGTAACTGGGGCGATGGAGTTCTGGAAGACACAGAAGCTGAGTATCAGCGTAGATGGTCCATGGTGGTTGCCGGAAAGCTGAAAACAGAAGCGTTTCTTGCGTGGTATTTTGGATGCTCGGAGGAAGAGGCAAAGAACATGATGCCGGAGCCGGTAGCCAGATTTCCTACAGAAGAATAGGAGGTGTGAGCAGTGCTGACACCAGAATATTTGAATAGCTTTTCTTCCGGTTATCTGGGAATGTGCGATGTGTTGAATGAGCAGATCATCCGAGATGTGGCACGAAGGATAGCAAAGACCGGAAGGATCACACCGACAGCCGAGTGGCAGTTGAAACAGGCGAAGCAGTCCGGAGCGTTGATGGATGATGTAATCCGGGAAGTTGGTGTTCTGACAGGGAAATCCGATAAAGAAATATTGCGATTGTTCCAGGATGCAGGCCTGAGCGGAATGTTGCAGGATGCAAAGCCATTATTGCAGGCCGGAAAGCTGAAAACATCAGATATTGTTCTTTCTGGAGCGATGCAGAGAACTATGGAGGCAGCAGCAGAGAAGTGCAGGGGAGAGATTGGAAACCTTACGCTGACAACGGCAATAGCCACACAGCAGGAGTATATGCAGACACTGAACGCAGCCTATATGAAGGTTACGTCCGGTGCTTTTTCGTACCAGGAGGCAATCAGACAGGCTATCCGGGATGCGGCAGTCAAAGGAACATCGGTCATGTATGACAGTGGGTATATCTCAAAGCTGGATACGGCAATCAGGACTGCTCTGCTGACCGGAGTAAATCAGACAGCCGGAAAGCTGACAGAGTTGTATGCTTCGGAGCTTGGGGCTGAGTATTACGAGACAACAGCTCATGCAGGAGCCAGACCCTCACACTCAGTCTGGCAGGGTAAGGTATTCAAGATTGAGGGCACAGCTCCGGGGTATGAGAACTTCTACGAGACAACCGGATATGGAACGGGAGCCGGTTTGTGTGGTTGGAATTGCAGACATAGCTTCTATCCGTACTGGCCGGGAATTTCCAAACCGGCATACACGAAAGATGATCTGGAGGATTACAGCAGACCGAAATATTCGTTTGCAGGGAACCTTCTTACGGAGTATGAGTGTATGCAGAAGCAGCGTGAATATGAAAGGGTGGTCAGAGAGTATAAGAGAATCCTGGCCGCCTATGATTCGTATATCCAGACGGTTCAATCAGAAGCCGACAGAGCGTACTTCCGAGAAGAGTTTCAGAAAGAATCTGTGAAGCTGAAAGAGAAAGAATCGCAGATGAAGGATTTCTGCAAGCAAACCGGACGAAGCGTAGATACCGCCAGAACGCAGGTATCAGCCGTACATGACGGCAACGGTAACTTGGTATCATTTAACCGCTCAGTCAGTGGAAAAGCTGTATGGGCGAATAAGAAAGCGAGGAAATAAGCATGAAGAAAGAAGAACTGATGAAGCAGTATGAGGAACTGAAAGGGAAAGGCAAAGAGCCGGAAATGATTTTCCTGTATATCCACATGCCGACCGGAGAGACAGAAACCATTGTCAATCCGAATGTTGAGGAGAAGATGAAGTACATTGACCGCACCTACAATGAAGACCTGGTTCATGCGAACTGCAAGGACATTTACATTGAGCAAGCTTGTATTTGTGCGGATTTCGGACCAACCATGATGTTTTCAGATGCTTATATGCTGATGAAACAGGGTGCGAAGGTAAAGTTGCCAAACTGGGGCGGCTACTGGTACTGGGATGCAGAGAAGAAAACAATCATGATGCACACCAAAGACGGAGAGGAACTGGATATTCGCCAGACAGACCGCCCGGAGTACACCTTCGACAATATTGCGTCTGACGAATGGCAGATTGCAGATGAAGAGAACTGCCCGGAACTCGGCGGAGAGGCTACGTTTGGATTTGGGGATGCGTACAAATTCCTGGAACGTGGTGTCAAGGTGGCAAGAAAAGGCTGGAACGGAAAAGGAATTTACCTTGAAATGCAGTTCCCGGATGAACACAGCAAAATGACTCAGCAGTATGTCTATATCGTGACTACGGGGCTTGTGAGTGACAATGAAAATGCACCGAAAGGAATTGTACCATGGGCGCCGTCTCAGACAGATATGGCAGCTAAGGACTGGGTTGTATTCACAGAAGAGTAGGAAGGAGGTGATCCTGCTATCTCCCATCCATGGGTTAAATGGTATTTGCCCCGTATAGGGCCGTAACGTATTAACCCTTACAATTTACCATTGAAGCACTTAAAACGTGTCCTGGGAACTCTCAGAAGTTCGTAGACACCCTTTAAGACCACGAAAATAATTAACAGTCAGCCGGTCCGTTGGTGGAACGTCTGGCTGTTGTTTTTTGCCCTGTGATATGGCATATAAACTGTCTCCTTCTCTTGCGTGCGGAGATATAAATGCACGATAGCAGTGCCGGAGTGAACCGGAATCTAAACGAAATCAGCGAAACGAAGAAAGGAAGGTAAGTGAAATGGCTTACGAATTTTTGAAGAAACTTTTTGGAACCCCGAAGGACAGCGAAGAGCCTAAGGCTATGACCTATGCAGAACTGGAGGCAGCGATTGATGCCGACAAGAAAATCCAGGTAGTAGACGTGAAAGCCGGAGGCTATGTGTCGAAGGAGAAACTAGATGCCAAGATTACAGAGCTGGACGGAGTAAAGCAGCAGTTGTCAGATGCTAACACAACGATTCAGTCCTACAAGGACATGGATATTGACGGCATTAAGCAATCTGCAAAGGACTGGGAGACGAAGTACACCCAGGAAACACAGAAGCTGACCGCACAGCTTGCAGCCCAGGAGCGTACTCATGCACTGGATATGTTCATGGGTGGTTATAAGTTCTCGAGCAAACCTGCTGAAAACGGTGTAAGAGCAGAGTTTGAAAAGAAGAACTTTACCCTGGAAGATGGAAAGTTCCTGGGAGGCGATGAGTTTATGAAGTCCCTTATGGAGAATGACGACTACAAGGGAGCTTTTGTTATCGAAGATGATAACGATCCGGAAGACGATTCCCATGAGGATGAGGAAGGAAAGCCGTTCTTTGCAAGAGGAGTTGGCGGAACTGGTGGAGCCGGAGGCGAAGGAGTCAAAGGCAAAGAAGCACCGTTTAATCCGTTTGGGTTCAACTTAATCAGACAGCCAGACAAAAACTAACAGGAGGAGAATGAAATGGCGAAATTAAATTATGCAACCGAGTATTTACAGACACTGGAGCAGATGTTTCCGTATGTCCTGTATTTTGGAGACTTATTTGCGACACCGAACAATGGAAGGTTCCGTTGGGTAAATTCCAGAGTTATCGAGGTGCCGACAATCTCCACAACTGGCCGTACCGATGGAGACAGAGACACCATTGGAACCAGAAAGCGTAACTACAACAACGAGTGGAAACCGCTGACCCTGGAGAATCACAGACAGTGGCAGACGCTGGTACATCCGAGAGACATTGCCGAGACCAAGGGTGTTGTGGCAATCGGAAATATCACGAAGGTTTACAACGAGGAGCAGAAGTTCCCGGAAATGAATGCTTACTGCATTTCCAAGCTGTATGCAGACTGGACTACTGACGGAGCGAAGACAGCCCACAGTGAAGTGCTGACAGAGGAGAATGTGCTGACCGTCTTTGATGAGATGATGAAGAACATGGATAATAAGAGAGTTCCGAGAGCCGGAAGAATTCTGTATGTGACACCGGATGTCAGAACACTCATCAACAATGCGAAGCAGATTTACAGAACCGTTGATGTAGGTAGCCGTTCTGATGCAATCAAGAGAGCAATCAATTCTATTGATGATGTGAAGATTCCGGAGAGCGTACCGAGTGACATGATGAAGACGAAGTATGACTTTACCGAGGGTTGGAAGGTAGATTCCACAGCGAAGCAGATCAACATGGTTCTGGTACATCCGGCGGCGGTAATCACACCGATTTCTTACGAGTTTGCTCAGCTCGACCCGCCATCCGCAGGCTCCCAGGGTAAGTATGATTACTTCGAGGAGTCTTTCGAGGATGTATTTATCCTGCCTCACAAGATGGACGCTATTGATTTCCATGTGAGTGTATAAGAGAAACTGATTACTGGCTCTGTGCGTGTGCATGGAGCCAATTTTTGAAGGGAGAAACCATATGTATAAAGTTGAGAAAAAGAACAGAGTTCTCAGAATCCCGGATGAGAAATTCGATGAGTACAAGAAGATGGGCTACATTATCAGGGATGAGAATGACAATGTGCTGTTCGAGCCGGAGAACATTAAGGCGACTGCTGAAAAGCTCAAGAAGGAGAATGACGAGCTGAAAGCCAAACTGGAAGAGGCTACCCTGTATGCAGAGAATGCAGACAAGAAGATTGCCGAGCTTCAGAAGGAGAATGATAAGCTGAAAGCGGCAGTCCAGGCACAGTCCGCAGAGAATGATAAGCTGAAAGCGGCAGTCCAGGCACAGTCCGCAACAGGAGATGCAGACCCGGCAGAAACTGAAAAGAAAACAGCAGCCAAAGGCTCAAAGAAAACTGAGTAGGAGGTAGCTTATGTATTTAGCAACGAAAGACGGGAGTTCCTGCCGGATTCCCGAAAGAAAGGCAGCATATTACAAAAGCATGGGCTATTCGCTTGAAAGCCTGGAGCCGGAAGTCAGAACGGGCACATCTTCTCCGAAAGAAAAGAAGACCGGCAAAAAAGATTCAGCTACGCAGGAGGGCGTAAACCCGGCGAATAGCTGATTTTTCTTTGCAGCCTACCAATTTATCAGAAAGGGGTGTTTCGATGGTCCAGGAGGACGTAAGAAGACCGTATGTGGATTTTGCATACTACAAGAATGATTACGGTGGCACGCAGATAAAAACGGAGAATGATTTCAAGAGAGCCGAGAGTATTTCGGAAGCATTCGTGAACCAGGTTACGTTTGGCCGGATTGCAAGGCTGAGTTCGGTTATAGACTCAATTAAGGATGCAATCTGCTGTGTAGCTGATACGGTGGCAGTGCAGAACGAAAAGAGAGAAGCTGTTGTGAAGTCAGAATCCAACGATGGATATTCCATCAGCTATGCGGATGCCATGAATGATACGGCGTTGCATAACGAGATGTACAGGGCTGTGAGGTCATACCTGGCGAACACCGGACTGCTGAACAGAGGGTGGGTGAAAGAGTATGATGACAAACAGTGATGTGACTATCTTTAATCTGAGAATTGGATCAGACCGCCGGGAAAAGCTCTGTGCGACAAGAATTATGGGCGTTTCGTGGTACGGAACAAAGGGAGAGGCTGTATCGGACACAGACCGTAAGGATAAAGCAAAATGCGTAATCCGAATCCCGGCCACAGCGACAGTAGAAGCCGGAAAACAGTATATAAGCGAAGAAAAATACAAGAAGCTGTCAGATGAAGAGGCAGAGAGGTACTGGACTATCCAGAAGGGAGCTTATATTGTGCGAGGACAGTATGTAGTGGCCGGACAGTGGTTGTTCGATACATTCAGTTTCCGCCAGGGCATCATTCTGAAAGAGACGATTGAGGAGCTAGCAAAGCTGAGACAGCACGATGAAGATTTTGTGACTGTCACAGAGTATGCCGACAATACAATCAGAGGAACCGACAGGACGAAGCACTGGAGAATAGGGGGTGCGTGATGGCACTGAAAAAGATCACTACTCCGAAAGGTTTAATCATCAATTCCGGGAACGGGAAAGCGGAGCTGACCTGGAACCAGGATTTTGCGGCAAAAAGGAATGCTCAGTTCAGCAGAAAGCAGATGTTTGTAGATTCGGAGGTACTGAGAAGGTGCAGTCCGAGGGTTCCGTTCCAGACTGGTATGTTGGAGAAATCCGGCAAACTGGGAACGGATGTAGGCAGTGGAGAGGTAGATTACATTGCCCCGTATGCTGCCATGCAGTATTACGGAACAGCAGACACCAGATCGTATGATGCGAACCGAGGAGCACATTGGTTTGAGAGAACGAAGGTGGCTGAAAAAGAAGACATTCTGCGAGGAGCAGATAAGATTTAGGAGGTCACATGGAAGTAAATAGTGTACTGGAGGGCATAACAGAGTATTTTCTGAAATGTCCTCTTTTGAAAGACGGTGTATTCCGGGTAGATGCCCTTGGGCCAGACCCAGTAGAGTACACCATAGAGACCGGGATATTCGACCCGGTAATCCAGAGATATGTAGACGGCAGTTCGGAACGGCAGTATCAGTTCCAGTTCGGTTCCAGGGAGTTTTACAGCATGGACCGGGTACAGAACATAGAGAACAGCACGTTCTATGAAGAATTTGCGGACTGGGTAGAGGAGAACAGCATGGCAGGCAACCTCCCGGAGCTTCCGGAAGGAATGTGTGCAGAAGAGATAGAGGTTCTTTCCCCTGGATATATCTTTGATGGAGCTATGAAGAACGCAAGGTATCAGATTTCCTTGCGATTATTGTATTTTAAGGAGGCAAGTAAAAATGGCAGGTAATGTAAGTGGCGCAAGAGAAGTGGTACAGAGACACCAGTTTGCGGATTATCTGAATATCGGAACATCTGAAAAGCCGAACTGGGTACTGATGGGCGTTGGTTTCACAACTCTGGATGAAACATTCGGTGCAGAGAGCGAATCTGAGAAGTATGTGTGTGAGCCGTCTTCCTCTTCCTCTGTTGTATCCTACACATCGGTATTTCCGTTTGAAGCGAGACTCATTAAGAGCCAGGATGCGGTCAATGCACTGTACCATGTAGGGAGAAATCATTTAACCGGCAGCGATGCAGAATTTGAGTATTGCAGAGTAGAGTTATGGGACCAGAAGCAGAGTGAATCTACACCGGTTGCAAACACATTTGCGGCCAGAAAGTTCCTGGTATCCGCCGAAGTGAGCGGCGTATCTGGAGAGAAGAAACAGAGCATGAGTGGAAATCTCAATGCAGTAGGCGATCCGTTTGACGGATATTTCAACACAGAATCAAAGACATTTGAAGAAGCTGCGGCTTAGAATTTGGAGGTAAAGTAATATGAGCATGTTAAAAATTTGTGGACAGGAATTAGAGTTAGATCTGTTCGATGCAGATACTATGGAGGTTTATGAGAAATCCATGGATGAGGTTGTGAAAAGAGCCGAGGAATCCAAGAAGCATACGGAGCTGTCGAATGCGGATGGCATCCGGGAGATGTGCGGAATCGTGAAAAATTTCTTCGATGAGGTATTCGGAGACGGAACGGCTGAAAAGCTGTTCAAGGGTAAAAACAACTTGGCAATCTGCATGGATGCTTTCGGAATTGTTTCTTCTGAGGCTGGTAAGATGAAAGGCCAGGTAAATGCGATTACCAACAAGTATAACATGAACCGGGCACAGAGACGCCAGGAAGGTAAGAAAAATAAGCATGGCAAGAACGGAGCAGTAGTAACGCCAATCGGTAATGCGAGTGGGCGTGATAATTCATGAACCACAACATGCTTGTAGACTATCTTCCGGAAACAGTAGAGATTGAAGGTACGGAGTATGCGATAGAAACAAACTTCCGTACCTTCATTCTGTTTGAAATGATGATGCAGGACCCGGATCTTTCGGACGCTGAGAAAGCAAGGCAAGGTCTGGAACTGGTATATCCGGAGATTCCGGAGAATCTGGATGCTGCGGTGGATGGGTTGTTGTGGTTCTATGCCGGTGGTAAACGATGGCGTGAGAAGAGAGCCGGAGCAGTAGAAGGAACGACGGGAGTGCAAAGGATTTATTCTTTTGAGCATGACGATGATTACATCTATTCGGCGTTTCTGACGCAGTATCACATAGACCTACAGGATATTGAATATCTGCACTGGTGGAAGTTTAAGGCTTTACTAAGAACGCTGTCCTCTGACCTGGAGTTCAGTAAGATTATGGAGTATCGAAGCGTAGACATTGATGCGACCATGACGAAGGAGCAGAGAGACTTCTACCGCAGGAAGAAAGAACTGTATGCTTTACCGTTGCCTGCTGATGAGGAAGAGAAGGTAGATGCAATAGCAGAAGCCCTCATGAATGGCGGCGACCTTACGGGACTGCTGTAGGAGGTGACTGGCTATTGAAGATGTAAAGAAGAAAATGATACGGGTGGAATGCCCGGAGTGTAAATATAAAATGCCGCTGTTTTTTGAAGAGACGGCGGAGTGTTCGGGCGTGATGGTCTCCTGTAAAGGGAGAAATTGTCATGCCCGTTTTGAATTAAAAATCAAAGACGGAAAACAAATCAAGTAGTGCCATTATGAGCCGATGATTGAGCCGAAGAATTGAGGTGAGAACATGGGCTATGATGGTACGCTGAAATTTGACACCAGCATAGATAGTTCCGGTTTCCAGAGCGGACTAAGCAAATTATCTGGAATGGCGAGCGGAGCGATTAAGGCTACCACTACTATTCTGGCCGGTGCCGCAACAGCGGTAGCCGGTATTGGTACGGCTGCAATCAAGGTCGGTTCTGACTTTGAGGCAGGAATGAGTAAGGTCCAGTCAATTTCCGGTGCTTCGGCTACAGAGATTCAGCAGCTTGCTGATAAGGCAAAAGAAATGGGCGCCAAGACGAAGTTCAGTGCCACAGAAAGTGCCGAGGCTTTCCAGTACATGGCGATGGCCGGATGGAAAACCGGAGATATGCTGAACAGTATTGAAGGTATTATGAACCTGGCGGCAGCGTCTGGGGAAGACCTTGCATCGACGAGTGACATTGTTACCGATGCGATGACTGCCTTCGGACTGGCGGCAGACGGAACAACAACCATCATCAAAAACGGGTACTCGAAGGAAGTTTCCAATGCTACACATTTTGCAGATGTGCTGGCAAAGGCAGCATCCAATTCCAATACCAACGTAGGAATGATGGGCGAGACGTTCAAGTACGTTGCCCCCGTAGCCGGAGCCTTAGGATTCAGCGTTGAAGACTGTGCTACGGCAATCGGTCTGATGGCGAACTCCGGAATCAAGGCAAGCCAGGCCGGTACATCTCTACGAAGCATCTTTACGAGAATGGCGAAGCCGACCAAAGAAGTACAGGCGGCTATGGACCAGTTAGGAATCTCACTGACGAACAGTGACGGTTCCATGAAGTCTCTAAAAGAGATTATGAATGACCTGCGTTCTGGATTTGCAGGCCTGACAGAAGCACAGAAAGCACAGCTTGCAGCATCACTCGGCGGCCAGGAGGCTATGAGTGGATTGCTGGCTATCGTGAATGCGTCCGATGAAGACTACCAGAAGTTGACGGATTCTATTTACGATGCGGATGGTGCGGCCAAGGAAATGGCAGACACCATGAATGATAACCTACAGGGAGCAATCACACTCTGCAAGAGTGCATTGGAATCTGTAGGTATTGCCCTGTACGAAGAAGTACAGGAACCGATGAAAGAAACGGTCAAAGTCATTACCAGCATGGTAGAGGATATGAATGAAGCCATGGCGGAAAAAGGATTTGACGGTCTGATTGAGGCGTTTGGAAATTCACTCGCTGAGCTGGCACAGATGGCTATGGAGGCAGCACCTACATTGATAGGGGTTGCAGAGGACCTGGTAGGTACGTTCATAAATGCCATCATGGACCACCAGGAAGAATTTGCAGAGGCCGGAGCAACTGTAGTTGCTGAGCTTGTAAAAGCGATTCTGAATGTTGCCGGGGATATGTGGTCCGCCGGTATTTATTTGTTTACGGAATTTTTGCAGGCATTAAGCGACCATTCCGAGGAGATAGGCCGTTCTTTCGGTGAAATGCTGAGTAAACTTGGCGAGGCGGTACAAGAAAATCTGCCGCTTATCATCCGGGCTGCAAAAGATTTCGTAGCCGGATTCTGCGAGGGGCTGAGTGAAGAATTTCCGGGCGTATCTGCACTGATAGAAGGGTTCCTTAATGGATTCATCGATACGGCAAGTACGATTATCCAGGGAATTGTAGATGTGGTTTCTGACCTGTTCGGTGTGATTGATGGAGCAGACCCGAATGTGCTGGAGGCTGTCGGATATGCAATCGGCGTGATTGCGGCGTCCATAGCAGCTCTGAGCGTTGCAAGTTCTGTTCTGTCCTCTGTAAAATCTCTGTTCAAGGTGCTTGGCACACTGAAAGGCGGAGTTTCCGGACTGGTTGGAGTAATCGGAAAAGTTGTAGAAGGATTCGCACTCTGGAAGGGCGGAGCCGGAACACTGATGGAAGTTCTGGAACTGGAGTTCCCGAAGGTTGCAGGTATTTTCTCCTCTATCGGAGGATCAGTTCAGAAGGCAATCGGATTCTTTGCAGAGTTCGGTTCATCAATAGCTGGAATTGGTTCTATCATTGCAGGAGCGATTCTTGCAGTTACCAATTTCGTAGATATGTTTGTAAATGGTTTCAGTGCCATAAAAGAGGTTCTGATGGTAGTCGGTATTGCACTGGCGGCTGTCGGGGCTGTTATCCTTGGAGCACCTGCACTGGTTGCGGCGGCGGTAGCTGGAATTGTAGCTGCGGTAGCAACGGCGATTGTTCTCATCAAGGAACATTGGGACCAGATTGTAGAATTTTTCCAGAGCATACCGGATAAGCTGAGCGAACTTGGTTCGGCTATCGCTGAATGGGGCTCTGGTGTCCTGGATAGCATAGGAGAATTCATTGACTCTGTTGTTGAGTGGTTCTCCGAATTGCCAGGAAAAATCATAGATGCGATTAGCTCACTAGCAGACAGTTTTGCTGAGTGGGGAGCTTCCATGCTGGAAACGGCATCTGAGGTAGTATCGCAGATTATTGATTCGATTGTGCAGTTCTTTACGGACCTGCCATACAAAATCGGTTATGCGATAGGCTTTGTAATTGGTACGCTGATTGAATGGGGAGCAAATGTGATTAACTGGATCACAACGAATGTTCCTCAGATGATAGATAGCATCATTAAGTTTTTCTCTGAATTGCCGGGGAAAATCTGGAACTGGCTGGTAAACACCTACAACAAACTGGTTGAATGGGGAAGTCAGATGCTCCAGAAAGCCGGAGAGATAGCAAGCAACTGTATAGACAACATTGTGAAGTTCTTCTCCGAATTGCCGGGCAAGATTTGGAACTGGCTGACTGATGCCTTTAATAAGCTGGTAACGTGGGGTTCCAACACCCTACAGAAAGCGAAGGAGATAGCTTCTAACACGATAGATGCAATCGTCAATTTCTTCTCCCAGTTGCCAGGAAAAATCTGGACCTGGTTAAGTAATACGCTACAGAAGGTAATCCAGTGGGGTTCCGATATGGTAGCGAAGGGAAGACAGGCAGCATCTGATTTGTGCAGTGCCGTCATAAATGGCGTAGCGAACTTGCCGTCCCAGATGGCGAATGTAGGCTACAACATCGTGATGGGTGTATGGAACGGAATCTGTAATGCGGCCGGTTGGTTCAGACGCCAGGTGCAGAGTTTCTTCTCCGGCATCGTAGACGGTGTTAAGGGAGCATTAGGTATTCACTCCCCGTCCAAAGTCTTTGCAGATGAGATTGGTAAGTGGATTCCGCCTGGTATCGGCGTAGGTATTGAAGCCGAGATGCCAGACCTGTATAAGCAGATGGATGATGAGATGGCCAGTCTTGGAAAGCGGATGCAGACGGCGGTTAATGTGGAAACCGGAAAGATTGCTGTTGATAAGAAGGTCAGCACAACATACAAAGTCGAGAAAGAAAAGCAAGGCGTCTTCGAGAGTGGAGACACAACGGTAGAGATTACCGGAGAGACACACGTTCATGTAGATTTGGACGGTAGGGAAGTTGGAGATACAACAACACCGATTGTCGATGAAAACATGGCAAGAATTGATACACACAAGAAGAGAGGAGGTTAATCATGTCGGGAGTAGGCATTACGTTTGATGAGACGCATTCGTTCCGGGACTGGGGCTTAAGACTCAAGAAGATTGCTATCGGCATACCGAAAGCAAAGACAGAGTATGTGAGCGTCCCCGGCATGAACGGGGACCTGGACCTCTCAGAAGCTCAGAACGGCGGCGTAAAATATGAGATGCGAACCTTGAAATTCACATTCGGGGCAAGAAACTGTAGTTATGAAAGATGGAGCGGTCTGTTAAGTCAGATCGCTTCTGATTTGCAGGGAATCTCGAAGAGAATCATCCTTGACACCGACAAGGGATATTATTATACCGGCAGGTGTGAGATAGAGACAGAGAAGAATAACGATGTAACGGCGGAGATTGTTATAAGCTGTAAATGCGAGCCGTATAAAATCAGCGTGGATTCTTCGGATGAGCCTTGGAAGTGGGATACGTTCAGCTTCATCAATGGCGTTATCCGTAACACCTCAGACATCACGATCAGCTCTGGCTCCGGTTGGCAGAAAGTCAGCCTGGACGGTTGGGTTCATAACGAAACGCTCAGAATTGTTTCCAATGCGGAAATGAAGGTAAGGTATCGTAATTCAACCTATACGATATATACTGGCGAGAATATCATGTATGACATTGTTCTGTACAAGGGAGTGAATGACCTTTACTTCCAGGGAACGGGCAAAGTCACGCTGATTCACAGAGGAGGGATGCTGTAGATGTATACGATTAAAGCCTATGTGGACAGCAAGGAGTACACGATTCACGATGCCAGGGTAAAGGCACTGACCGTTGGCGGAAATCCGTATTTTGAAATCGGGGATAACATCAACGGTTCGGCAACCTTCAAGGTGTTTCCGACACACCCGTACTATGACAAGGTTACGAAGCTGACAACAGATATTGTGATTTACCGGGATGATGAGCCGGAGTTTTATGGGCGAGTTCTCTACGATGATGAAGATTTTTCTGGAACAAAGAAAGTCTTCGTCGAAGGAGAACTTGCCTTTTTGTGCGACAGCATCCAGAGACCGAAGGTTTATCATAATATTTCGGTCAAAGCGTATGTGCAGGATTTGATAGACATTCATAATGCACAGGTAGAAGAGAGAAAGCAGTTCGTTGTCGGCAGGGTAACGGTAAAGGATTCTAATGATTCACTGTACCGGTATTCCAATTACGAGGACACAAGAACGGCGTTCAAAGAGAAGCTGACGAGCAGACTTGGAGGACATCTGGTTATCCGGCATGAGGACGGTCTGAGAATCCTAGATTACCTGTCAGATGAAGACTATTACACCAGGAACACGCAGGGCATCCGGTTTGGGAAGAACATGTTGGATTTCTCAAAGAACATGGATGCTTCGGACTTGGCAACGTGTATTATCCCATTGGGAGCGAAGCTGGATGAAGACGAGCAGGACCCGGCACTGGAGGCAATCTCTGAACAGAGAAGAACCATTGCGAGCGTCAACGGTGGCGTGGATTATGTCACAGACGATAACGCAGTGAAGGAATACGGCAAGATTTACAAGACTGTAACCTGGGACGATGTGACAGTTCCAGAGAACTTAAAGAAAAAGGCCGAGGAATATTTGAAGTCGGTACAGTTTGAGAAGATGGTACTGGAGCTGAAAGCGATAGACTTAAATCTGACGGATGAATCTTTCCAGAGATTTGAGATCGGCAACATGATCCAGTGTGTTTCCACACCGAACGGTTTAGACCGGGAATTTCCGCTGACAAAGAAGAAAGTGTATATTACCAGCTTCAAGAACAACACCGTTACGTTGGGTGATGAGACGAGTGCTAAGTCCTACACCTCGTCAAACCGCCAGAGTACGGCTGAAATGGAAGAGACAATAAAATCCTTGCCAAGTAAGACAGAAATCTTGCAGGAGGCTCTCAGAAGCGCACAGGACCTAATAAATAAACAGGTAGCCAGTGGATATGCAGTACACGTTCCGAATGAGTTCATCGTTGCTGATGATGTGGATTATAAGAACAAAGCCAAGAATCTGTGGAGATGGGGACTTGGCGGTTTTGCTCATTACAGCCAGGGGTATGACGGACCGATAGACGGAGTGGCATTGACCATGGATGGAAAAATCAATGGGGAGATGCTTCTGGTAAATTCCGTCAAGACAGAATCGCTGGATGCCGGATACCGGACATCGGTAGAAACGAAGATAACAGAGAGTGAGACAGCGGCGAAGAATCATGCTGATAAAAAAGTCAGAGTAGCCAGAGAGGAGATTGAGAATTCCATTTCCAACCTGGAGAATAAGATTTCGCTATCTGTACGAAGTGTAAAGGAAACGGTTGCCCGGAAGAACTATATAGTTGGTGGTGAGCAAGAGACACTTGATAAAAGAAAGTTCACTGCATCCGGCATAACTGGTAGCTGCACGATTGAGCAAGCGGAGTTCCTAAACATGAATGCGATCAAGCTGACATTCTCCGCAAATGGTTCGGTGACATTGACACAAAGCCTGGGAACTATGGAAGCTGGCAATTATAAGATTGCTGTTGAGGCTGCATATCCAGAAGGCTCAAAGTACCGCCCGTCTTATGTACGGTATGGATTCTCAGAGAACCAGTCTACAGAATATTTCAGCGGATATAGTGCGGATGAATTTCACACCTACAGTAAGCAAGTGAAGATTACCAAAGCGGCGAAGTCTGTAGCAATCACGGTTTACGGATATACCGGTTCAGTGGTGTATCTCACGAACATCCGATGTCTGAGAGACATGCAGGAACTACTGGATGATCTGAATGCCAGGATAGATGTAGAAGTTGGCAAAGTGTCAGCTTCGGTGTCAGATCTCTATGAAAATTCGCTGCATAACTATTGTAGCAATGGAAAGTTCTCAAATAACGATGATAAGTTTACTGGTTGGGGAAGGAGCAACACAACCCAGGTCACACAGACAACTTTTGGCAGCAAGAGCTGTGCGAAGATTGAGAACACATCTTCGACATACAATATCTCCTGGTATCAGAGACCATGGGAGAAGCGTGGAGACATTACAGTTAGGTTTAAGGCGGCGTGTAATGCAGAAGACGCAGATACGGCAAGGATAAGATTAACGATTGACAGCAAAAACTTTTATACCAATGCAGGAGAGCTGAGTGACGAGTGGACGGAGTTCGAGTTTACATCTTATGCAACGCCGTCATATTTCTATACGTATTTTTACAACTATGTAGCAAATACGACCGTATATATCACGGACGTGGAGATTCTGGGATATATGTCTGCATACTCGGAATCTCAGTTGACGATTTTAAAAGATTCCATCAAATCCGAAGTGAAGAGAGCAACGGCACAAGAAGGAACGTTATCTTCTTCTATCAAGCAAAATGCAGAGAGCATCACTTCAAAAGTGAGCAAGGGTGAAATGGGCTCTTACATCACGCAGTATTACAACAACGTGATTATAGCTTTCAATAAAAACTCAAAATACGTGCAGATCAATCCAGGAGAGATCGCTATTTACAATTACGGAGTAGAGAACTCTAAGAAACGTGCTGTATTCGATGAAACGGGTAATCACTTTTACAGAGATGGATATTATGTCGGAGCGATTGGCACAAACCAGTGGTCAGGGAACAATGCTCATAAGGGATTAGTGTTTGATTTGGAACCGCAAGGAAAGTATATGGCATTTGCTCAAAAAGCAAGTTCCTCAGCAACTTCCTACACTACTATGTTGTGTTTTAGCCGAGCAAACAGTATTTACGATGAATATGGTGTGAATATGGGCTGTAATCTGATTGGAAACTGGTATACGCTGAAGAACTTCAAGATAGGTTCGATTTCTGCTGGAGGGTATAACGCATTTAGCGGATCGATACCGATTGTATGTGAGATCACGAACAATGGCAACAGTTGGACGTATTCACATCTCAGAGTTTACAACGGAATCATAGTAGGTTACTGGAACTAAGAAGGAGGCAAGAAGATGGAAATTATTTTTCCGAGAGGAGACGCACCGGAAAAGGTAGCGAAAAACAGTGTAGCTGTAGGAACCATCAAAAGAGAGCAGGAGGTAAAGGAAGATGGAAGAAAAGAAAAAACCAAACAGACCGATTAGTGTTATTTATGCTGATGCGAAGCAGGCAATCACAAGGCAGGTTGGAAACACGATGGCAGCTTACGGGCTGCCTATTTTCATGGCAGAGGGGATTCTGAGCGGAGTGCTTGCAGAAATCAGAGCAAATGCCGCAAACGAGCTGGCGGACGATACGGCCAGATACGAAGAGGAACTGAAAGCCCATTACGAAGCTGAGATGAAAGAGAAACAGGAGGCTTTCGAGAAAGAAAAAGAGGATCTGATTACGCTCTTTGAAAATCCGGATCTTCCAGGAACAACGCCAGAGGGGGAACCTAAGCCAGATCTGGGAGGAGAGCCGGAACCGGATCCGGAAGAAAAAACGGTCATTAAGAAAAAGCACATCGGAGGAGAGACTGTAGTTGAGGAGGTGGAGTAAATGGCAGATATTTCCCAGGAAATAGATCAGCTTAGAAATGCGGTCTATGGAGAAGAGGTGCGAGGAGCTTTTATCTCCTGCATGCAGAAGATTCACGAGGAAAATGAAAGCTACAACAGTATCAAAGAGTCAGTCAATCAGTCGGTGACTACCATGCAGGAGCAGGTAGAATCTATCAACACGAAGTCTGAGGAAGTCAAAGCTGCATTGCAGAATCTGACTACGGCAATCGCCAATGGTAAAGATCAGCAGGATGCAATCGAGAAAGCTACCGCAGCCGGAAAGACACAGCAGACTGCTACAGAAAAGGCTACGTCTGAGAGTAAGACACAGCAGACTGCAATCGAGAAAGCTACAGAGGCCAGTAAAACACAGCAGACAGCTTTAAAGAAAGTCGTTGATTCTGCAAAACAGATTGACTCAGCGATTCAGCAATCTGTAATGGCAGCGAATACAGCAGCCAATAATGCATCGGCAGCTACGAAATCTGCAACAGAAGCAACGTCTTTAGCAAATCAGTCGGCAGAAGCGGCTAAGACTGCGACAACAAATGCAAATGATGCTACAGAGAAAACAAATGCGGCAGTAAAAAATGCATCAGATGCTACAGAACAGGCTGCGCAGGCGACATCAGCAGCAAATGCGGCGACTGAAAATGCAAATCAGGCAACAGTAGCCGCCAAAGCAGCAACGAAGGAAGCACTGACGCAGGCGGAAGAGGCGAAACAGGCGGCGGCATCCGTAAGGGACGATTGCTATCCGATGATGTTCCGCAATTACGATGGCAGAACATATTCTGTGTTTTTTGAGGATGCAGATGAAACAATGGTCTGCACTGGCACGAAAGAAGACGACAACGCAGATGTCGCAACACCGGTTCCGTCCACAAACGCAGTGAGGAATGAGAACCCCTATGATGAAATTCCACTGTTTAAGCCGGTTGAGTGTAACGGTTATGCAGATGAAAATGGAGAGCTTCATATTACGGCAGTCAAAGGAGAACCAGAGTTCCGGACAGACGGAACAAAAGGAGATGTATGTATCGCCCTCAAAACAGGATACATTCGGACAATTATCGATACGGTTGGAATTATGGGACCACTTGGAAAGAAAGGTACAAAAATTTCGGTTACGGATTCATGGAGAGAATCTGAGTATCCGGGATTTCCTTTCATCCCGTACACAGCAGCGATTAGACCAGATGGATCGGTAAGACCATATGTGTTGATCCCGAAGCACCAGGCTGTCAATTTTAACAGTTCGTATTATTCGCTTCCTGGATTCGCCCCGGCATACAATGTGTCACATAATGGACAGATTACAACCTTCCGGAAGCGTGGCGACCAGTATTGCGGAGAGACTTGCTCAGATGCAGAAATCTGGGAAACACTGTTCATGATCGTATTTGCAAATATGAACTCGCAGGCTGTCATGGTAGGATGTACAGGATTTGCCGACCAGTATATGGCGGCAGTTGCAGAAGAAAATGTTGAAAGAATCATTTTGACCAAAAAGCAGGCAGAATACTTTCCAATCGGATGCTGCGTATCTATTGGGGAGATGGGAAGCAGTACGAATAAAGACCGAGGTCAGTCTTATATGCACAACCTCGCAAATCGTGTCAAAGTAACGAAGATTGAGGCATTGGATGATGATTCTGGAAATTACGCATTATATGTTGATAATGGAGGAGTGACGTTTAACACGTCTACAACTACATGTATTTCGACTATGCCGTGGCATACCGGTTCAACGGATAAGGTCAAGGGAACTTGCGGATCGCCATACAGCAATACGAATGGAAAAGAGCCGTTCAAGTTCCTTGGTATCGAGTTTGCACTTGGACAGTATGTGGTGCGTTCTGACGTGATACTGAACAGTGTTTATGATGCAGAGGCAGACACGTACCAGCAGGAAATTTACACCTGTTACGATTGCAAGTATTTTGCTACCGCAATCAATGAGCATTACAAGAAACTGGGGTATGTGATTCCGGATTCCGGAAATGCATGGAAGTATATCAAAAACCTTGGTTTTGATGTCAACTTCCCACACATTAGGATGGCTTCGGAGTACGGTGGAGACAGTAATAAGCGATTTGGGGATGCGGTACATACAGGAACTCGTGCCAACGGCACAAGGGAGTTCCTGTCGCTCGGCGTCCTGGGGGACCGGTCGCGTGCCGGGTTGCGGTTTGCCGGTCTGAACGTTTGGCTCGGTGGCGGCTCCTGGGGCTTCTCGGCTCGTCCTTCTCTCACTGGAAGACGAGGATCAGTCGTAGACTGGGCATCGTCTATGGGGGTGAATTTGGCGGCGTAGCCCCAAAGAGGGGATCGCCCCTTATAATTTTTTTGTAACTAATAAATGTATGATATAGGGATTTACGGTATCCGGGGAGTTCCTGTCGCTCGGCAACCTGAGGAACAGGTCGAATGCCGGGTTGCGGATTGCCAATCTGAACAATTGGCTCGGTAACGGCAACTGGAACATCTCGGCTCGTCACTCTGAATAATTATTCGAGGTATGCCGTACTTCGCCGGACAGCATCTGAAACTGATCCGGCATGCTGAAAAGCATCCTGCACGTGTGCAAAATTGTCGAACCAGCACCGGGTAACCGGACTTCGTAACACAGTGGGTACGGAGTGGGCTTAGTAGTAAAACCGAAAGGTCTTGAGATTCAGAAGGAGTATTCAGAAATTTACATAGATGAAGACGTATTGTAAGAATGTAGATATCGAAGATATTTCGATGATGGAGCTGGCGATACGGAATTGCTTTAAGGGAAAGTGGAAACGCCGGGATATACGGAATCTGCTTTCCCGACATTGCGAGTATACGCCTGGGAAGATTCTAAAGCTCTTGAAAACTGGAAATAAGCATATGCTTGATGGAGCAGTGTACAATCTGGCACTGGAATTAAATAACAGATTGATGAATAGAGAATTGAGTTTGCCGCCGACCGTATCAAGGACAGTCATTGAAGGGGCAAAGCAGAAAGAAAGGAACTTAGAGATAGAATCGTATGAGCACCAGATATTTGACCATCTGGCAGACCTTGGGCTGCAGGAACTGTTTGAGAAGAAATTCGGAACATGGCAGTGTGCATCCATCAAAGGCAGAGGTCAGCTCTATACGAAGAAAGGAATTGAGAAGTGGATTCGGACAGATCCACAGGGGACGAAAGTGGCGATTCAGTGTGATGTCCGGAAATGCTATCAGAATATAGACATTGATGTGCTGATAGCAATG